GAAATTTTGGTGATATATTTGATCCAGGTACATCAGAAAGATTAGGCTTTCAAGGTGAAGCATATCAAGTGCCAAGAAGATCATATTCACCTGCTCCACCTCCCATTTCCCCATATGAAACTGGGGGTACACCTGCAACAAGGGGGCTTGCTCAAGCTCTGAATGAAGTTAGAGGTAGAATAGGAGGAACTGAAATTGATCCTTCTGTAATGATTACACCGATGAGTGATAATGCTTCTGGGCAAGGGCTTTCACAAATAACGATTGAACAACAAGACCTAAAAGGTAATATATTAAATCAATCCCCTGTAATTATAAATGATCCAAGACCTACAACTCGCGCTGGTAGAAAATCATTTTCTTTCCCCGCCACTACACGAGACACAACAAGGATTTTCGAAAGAGTACTTGATAGAAATCAAGCAACAAGACAATAAAAAAGGGGGTTTCCCCCCTTTCTTAGTCTTCAGCCAACTTACTAAAGTATGCTAGATCGTCCTCATCTTCATCAATACTAATTTCAGCTTCCTGTTTCCTTGGTGCAGCTTTAGCTTGCTCAACGGTTGTTTTGGGCATTGGTGATTGCCCACTCAAACCAAGAACTTTATCCAGTTTTGCTTTGAGTTCATCATAAGTCTTGAAATTTTCAGGAGACAAGAATTCTTTAAGAGAATGCTCTGATTTCCAGATCGCCTCAAGTTTATCATCACCAAAATCACCGAGAACTGAGGGAGATTCAAACTCAGATTTATCGTAGTTTTGGTAACCTTCAACTTTACGAATTTTAAGTTTGAAGTTTGCACCAGACCACATATCAAAAGGATTAATTGCCTTTTCATCCTCAAACTGAGGATTCATTGCTTCATTAATCTTATCGAAGATTTTCTTTCCATACTTGTACAGAAATACTTTACCTTCATTTTCAGGGTTTTTAGGATCTTCAACAACATAAATGTTGGAGACATATGAAAGTCGGCGTTTTTGTTTACGAGCAATTTCTTTGTTCGCTTCAACACCAGAATTCCAAAGTTGAGTATTATACTCTGAAACAGGATCTTTTTGCCCAAGAGTTGTGAGGGAATTTTCAATATACCAACCACCGGGACCCTGAAATCCATGATTGAAGATTTTAACCCAGGGAAGCCCATCTTCACCATCAACTGATGGTTGCGGAAGAAAACGAATAACAGCGTATCCATTTCCTGCTTTATCTACTTCAGGTTTCCAGAAGTTATCTTCTTTGGATGCTGATTCATTTGTATTGATTTGCTCGATTGCTTTTGCAAGCTTTTCGAGATTACCGGAAGAACGTTTGAGATTTGCGAAAGATGACATTGTATTTCCTTTATTAACGTTGTATAAGCGATGTATAACGATTTGTCCAAAACTTCATTATATAGAAGTATATAGCCAAAGTCAAATGAAACTCGTATATTTTTTTAGAGTTTCGATGGTGGTTTTGGCATCTTTGTGGAGAATACCAATTCCACCGGCTTCATTCCAATCATCAATGACTGATTGTGTGTCGTCAATGATGATAGAATTAGGGTTAGCATATTCCTTTTTCAAATGTTTTCCTGGTACAAAAACTTTTGGCCAGGTAATTTTTTGATTTGCCAGCCAAATCATTTTTTGTTGTGAAACATTCATGTGTTTTTCTTTTCTACCAGTAGATGAAAGAATGCACTTAGGAATATTCAAAGTTTCAAGATAGTTTTTAAGAGTTACAAACCCTGATCTAGTTTCAAGTGTTTCAAAATGTTTTTCATCAATCAATGTTCGAAAATTTTCTTCGAAATTGGTTCGATCAGAAGCTGAAATACCAAACAATTCTCTGTAGCGTTTATCGAAATCGGTCAGAACACCATCCATGTCTACATAAATTTTGGTTACTATGCTGGCTGACATATTTTTTCCTTAATGATTTTTTTAAATTTTACTTTATCGTAGTTTAAAAACGGTTGATATTTTTCGCATCTATTGACAAATGATGGAAAAATTATATCATCTGAGACTTTATTTTTCCACATTTGCAGAAAATTCATGATATCGTTCATTATGACAATCGTTTCAAATTGAACTTTACCTTGTATATGTTTATTATACAGTAAAGGATATTGCCCGGCAACCACTTTTAACATATCTTCCGGCATTTCTACCAAATCAAAAAGATAGTTTAAGTCTTGATCAAAAGAATAAGACAAGGATTGTTGCACTTTAAGCCATTGTTTATAATTTTCATCGGCAGTTTCTTCCAGTAAAGTTCCTGCCCATACATTTGAATCTTTTATGAAATTTGAAACATAAAAACCAAATAGTTCTTCTCTTTTATATTTACGGGATAATTTATAGAAACTATATTTATCTTTACGTGTCATAAAACTATCTTTTGTTACATTGGTTTTTCCATTGTATTTGATAAAATCATATTTACTTGTGAAATGTAGTTTAAGCGCATGATATAAAGAGAAAGCTTCAAATCCGCTTGTGTCATTCATATTGGTAATCGGCTAACCTTTTTAATTAGATTAAGAGAATGAGCCTCATCTGAAATTTTAGACTTAACTGATGCCGTGAGCAAATTGGCTGCCAACTCCAATTCAAACCCTGTTTGTTCACAATGATGAACTATTGCATCAATATAACTTATATTTTTTTCTGAAACAATTTGTTCAATTAAATCAGAAAATGATTTTTGTTCTTCTTTGGTTACCATATTATTTAAACAGTATAAGAGCCATGAAAACAGCATTAACCATAAAACCGATACCAATTGTAAGAATTACAATCGTGTCTTTGAGTATTGCCGCGCGAATAAAAAAGGTAATAAGTGCTGCCCACATAAACAGTACTAGATCAATTGCTGGCATCTTATCTGTAATTCCTGACATAACAGCAAGAAATGTTGGAATCAAAGAAGAAAGCAGAAAAATAAGCCCAATCCAACCGATAGATTCGGCTGTACTAGGCCTTAGTTTATGTTGTAGAAAATTCTTTACAGAACATTTAATGATTGAAAGTTTTTCCAACCAATTAACCTTTGTAGAAGATGTGTTTTCCAATTTTGGCGACTCGTTGTTTTTTCCATCGGGGGTTGACGTAATCTGCATGATAAAAAAGTGTGTCCTCTTTAATGATTTCTAATCTGAATCCTTCAAGTAAAACCTTTTTTGCTACAGCTTCAGATTCCCTGTAAGTTTGAGCATGAATTGGTTTTACTTTTGCTCTTGAATCACAATACCAACTAAATTGGCATATGACAGTATTGTACACTATATTGCGTTCATATACAACAGCGCAAATATCTTTTGGAAATTTATCTGATTTAACTCTGTTTAAAGTAACTTGAGCTACAGCAACTTTTCCTTCAAAGGACTCAGTACCTGCTTCATAATAAATGTTTTTTGCTAGGCAATCAAGTTCTTTTTCACGTTGAGCCATTGTGATGTAATTAGGATGATCCTCCTTAGACTCTTCAAATTTGTACTCTATGAGATGTTGAAAATTTTGTGTGAAAAAGTACCCGAAAATGCCTATGAAAACAAGTTTCATAAGATTTGCCATTGATTCTCCTTGGAGTTAGTGGGTTATTCTTTAGGAAACCCACTGAAACCTGGTGGGGCTTTTTAGAAAGTGCTTTTAAGCCCGAAAGTAATTAGAGAGCCTTCGTAATTGGTATCATTTTTGATATCCCAACGATAACTATAATCGGCTGAAACAGAGAGGTGTTTATTCAAAGGATAAGAAAATTCAACACCAGTGGCCACAACACCACCACTTTTAAGTGTGCTCGTATCAGCCCTGATATAGTTTAGTGAGGTGTAAGGAAGAAGCCCAACACCAAAAACGGTGAAGGTTTTTCCTACGCTCGTTCCAATACTGTGATAAGTTCCTTCAACCCGCGACAAGTCAACAGAAGTATGAAGCCCTACAACTTTAGTCCCAACGGTAAGAACAGTGAGATCCCTATCAAATTTCCGATCTGTACCAACGGATAGCCCAATATCGGCGGCTTGAACGCCGAATGCAGAGGCCATCAAAATAGCAAAAACAGTTTTACGCATTATAAATCTCCTTTTTTTAGTGAAATGGTGGGTTATTCTGTTACGAGGAAACCCACCGAAACCCTAGGCTGAGTTTAGGCAGCCAATGCGAAACGATCTTCGTTTGCGTTTACTTCATTTGCTTCTTCGGCCGGGTAGCCCCAACCCTAACGGCTTTCACATTGCCGTGTAGATCCTTCGACTAATATTCTGTCAATCGATACTGTTTCAGGCCCATCAGAAACACACTAGAATACAGTTTTCTCAGTTCAGACTTTAGAGTATCTTATCGGGCTAGTGTGCTTCTGGTGGACCTGGGCGGCACTGCCCCGCCGTCTTGCCCAGTGTTCGTCTTAGGCCTTATACTACAATTTCATAACTCGACCTTTATTATAACCAAGTTCTATATAATGGTCAAGTAATTCTTTTTTTATTTTCAAATTTCCTTTTTCTGGATGATAAACCCAACACGTACCATATTGAGAATTTTTTTCAGCTTTTCCTCTACCAGTTTTTTTCCAAGTTTCCTTTTTCTTGGCGATAGCTTCTGGAGTATTTCCCAAAGAAGCTACATATTTTCTAAATTCCTCATTGACGGAAAAATTATGACTAGTTTTTATACCTGAAAATGGATTACCTGAAATTCTCAATCTTTTTTTTGCTGCCTCACTTTGTATCATTGATATCAGTTCTTTTCTTGGTATCATTTTACTCAAGCCTAGCCAAGCAACATAATCTTCCCAACGACCAAACTCTTCAAATAGTTTTCTGTGTGCTTCTGCATGTTCTTCAACAGACAACTCAATTAAATTGCTTTCCTCGTCTGTTCCGCCCATGTGTTTTGGTATAATATGGTGTTTATGTTTCATAGAGCCTCCTATTATATTTATTTATAATAGTTCAACTCTTTGAATCGAACCCCCGTCCAGAACACTTTTTGGTCAACTTCATACAGTCATAAATGATATTATACTACACTCCTATTTATTTGTCAAGTGTTTTTATGGTAAAAATCAATATATTCTGCAAGTGTTGTAATATAATTTTTAGTTTCCTCTTCAAAGATCAGAGAAACTCCTTCATCCACTGCCATAACAATTACTATTTGATCAATTGGTTCGCCTACCAATTCTTCATACATTAAAGAGTATGCAGTACATTGCGCAAAATAATCAGTAATTTGTTCTTTTGTCTTGATCTTTTGTGATGTTTTAAAATCAATAACAGAAAGTTTTCCTTTCCATTCCGCAATACAGTCTACTCTACCTGCCAATCCAAGTTTTTCAGACCAAAGTGATTCTTCCATAAAATGAATATTATTAATATATTTCAAATCACGAGCAATTTTACGGAACATATAAACGCCATCGGGCATTTCTGTATTCCAATTTATATCTTCATTCAGTAGATATTTTTCAATTATGTTGTGCATTTTAGTGCCACGCCCAGAGGCAAATCTAGATACGCGATTTGCCTCTTCTTCACCTACTTTTCTTCTCCATTCCAGAATGGATTGTTTCTTTTTTGCGCCTATTACTGTCGTAACGGAAGGTAACAATTTACCACCGGGAGTAGTGTAGTATCTTTTTCCGTCAGTGTGTGTAACAGAGTTTAGTTTAGGTAAAGTTTTTGGAGGGCAGTGTATAAACATTACAGTTTCAATTTTTCTTTTACTGTTAAATATGAACGAACAAAACCGGAACGAACAATATCTTCCAATTTAAATTGTACATGTGAGGTGCTACCAATCTTTTCCAGAATTGATAGCGCATCATGAAATCCGGTTTTCTCTTTTTTAATATTGAGATCATTTTGATTGCAATCGCCACACAAAAAGAATCTACAATTTTCACCAATACGTGTTAGAACCGAATCAATTTCATGAAATGTTGCAGATTGAAATTCATCAAATACAATGATACAATTTCTAAAGGTTAGCCCGCGAAGGAAACTTGTGGTTTGAAATTGTATAATTTCTTTGTTAAGAAGGAAATGCCACGCATCACCACGCCCAATAAGTTCGTTCACGATATTCATATATGGCTCTTGATAAATCTTAGATTTTTCTTCCAGTGTACCTGGAACAAATCCTAAATCTCTTGATGGTACGGCCGAACGAATAATTATAATTTTATCATAATATGAATTTGGTTCAAGTAGATCCTTTAAAGAGAGATATAAAGCAAGAAAAGATTTTCCTGTACCGGCTGAACCAGATAAAACTATATTATTACCTTTTTCAAATTCTTCAAATACTTTTTTTTGATTATCGGTGAGTGCTTCAATATTTTTTAGCCCGAAATGCTGCGACTGTGCCTGTGCAGCGGCTGTTTTCTTTTTTCCTATTGCCATTTGTGCTCCTCATTTGGTTACCATTCCCTCGGCATTTTTGTTTTGTGAGATTTTGCGAGCGTATTACCTGGCACTTTTTCTCGTATACGCCCTATTACTTCCCTCTCAAATCTAGCGTCTGGTTGACCCATACCTGGGACATTCATTCGCATACCATCACCAAAAACTGGAAGACTATCAACTGAATGATAAGTTTCCAGATGAGGATTCAATTGCTTGAATTCGTCTAAAAGTTTTACACTAAAAGTGTATTCTTCGATTTCGTCCGTTTCTTTATTTAAAAATTGATATGTGGGCATTTTTACCTCAGAGATTGAATACGATTGAAACTCTGGGTTCCACAGAGTCATTTGGTGGAACTTCGTGATAAAGCCATGCCGGCCACATCAACAGAAGCCCTGGATACGGTTCATAATCGTAATGTGAAAGCGCAAACCAATTATTTTTATCTTTGACATGAAAAAAGTAATCGAAGAAGTCACGAAAAGGTTGATTAGGAATAAATCTAATCTTAGAGGAACCTGGAGGAGTTTGTAGGTAGAAAATACCTGAGATATTGCACTGAGTGTGTACATGTTTAGGGTGTGAACTACCCTTTTGAAATGAATTCAAAAAGAAATATGGATTAAATCTAATTGGTTTCGAATCATATCCTTGCAATTCTAGAAATTCTTTTCCTTTTGAAATAATAAAATCAGTAAAAGGTTTGAAATCTGAATTTTTAGTTAGATCAAAACCAGTTCCATGTGTCGTGTTCCCATTGTAGTAGAAGTTTGCATTTGATGATTGGGTTTCAAAAAAGTTTTTGACCACCGGGAGCAACTTATCACTCCAATCAAAATGTTCTTCTCTACCTACAACTGACGGAAAAAAGTTATCAAATATCATAGTTCATCAACTTTCAACTGGTAAAAATATTTTAAGTTTTTCTCTCTTTGCTTCTATTGCATCAATTACTTCATCTTCAGAAATATTTATATCAGTTTCATTGATGAGTATATCAATAAGCGCAAGAACATCTCCTATTTCCGTAACAAGAGATTGTTTGTTTGTGATGCCGTTCCAGGAATTGTCAAGCCCAAACCGATATATTTTCGATACGGCTTGAATGACTTCTGCACACTCTTCGATCAAAACACCCATCACTTGAGTACTATTCCTCATAAAATTCTCCATCATTCATAAATAAATAAAGATGTGGATCACGGTACGCCAATACCCATCCACAAATAATTATTTATTCACTCCATACCAATGTGGAATAGGGCGATTTTTCCATGACGCGAGATGCGTTTTGTTTTTGTTGTAGTAGTTACGATATGATGCAATAGAATCACCGGGAACTTTTACATCATCGGGCATTGCTGGAGTGGGAGCATAAAACTTACAGGCTTTGATATTGTTTGGTGGCAAATACAATGCATTCATCATGCGAGTTTCAACTGCATGAATTTTACCATAACGATACGTATATTCTTTGCATAGGTAATACCATAGTCGGTACAGCCAAACATAATTTTCTTTGGTTGCTCGTGCCCATACGGCTGAAGGATGATTGATATGCGATGCTTTCATCATAACGGTTTCATTTTCACCTTCAAGACGCCACCGCTTGATTGAACGCCCGTTGGAGGTTTTGTCGATGTATGGTACACCGTCAAGCAAACGGTGAGCCGTTGACATGAGTTGGGAGTATTCGATAACCATCTTCGTACAGTGCTTATCTACATGATGTTCAGCACAAGTTTGAGGGTTAGAATCTAAAAAAAATATGTTCAATTTTGTTTCTCTTTCAATTCACGATAAAAATTGCCAATCATAATCAATTCATCGATACTAGCATCTTTTTTTAAGATGTTAGCTCTATTTGAAACTATCATTATATTTTCTTTTATATAACCTTTAGAATTGTCTATTCTATCTATACTTGGTGCATTGCCATGGCTTTTTCTGTCTCCTGTTTCTAATTTTATACCTAGAACTGGGCATTTTTCTGGTATAACAATATCATCGATAGTTATTGTGTGTTCCAGTCCTGCAACTTTTGCTCTTTGTTTTGAATTATTAAACATTGCTAACGTTGGTTTATATTTCCAATTATTTTTTCTTTTTTCGCGTTCTTTTGCTGCTCTTTCCGCAGAACAACTTTTACATTTATCACGAATCCCTTGAGAAGGATCTTCTTTTATTTTATATGAAAATAGATTCTGTGGCAATAGTTGTTTACAGCCAACACATATGACCTTAGGTCTTGGTTCTCCGAACCCATTTTTACCATTTCTGGCCATCTGAGGCATTTTTTTGGACATAAAGTTCTCCTATGCATATTCTATTATAACTATTTATAAAAAAAAGAATATGCACAGATATTCACGGTACGATATAACCTTTTTGTTTAAGATTTTCGACATTCATTTCAAAGTAAGGATACAACACATGATGAGGCATTGGCAAGATATTATTGACCATTTCTTGGATATTATCCGGCCATTTACCTTCCATTTCAAAATATTTCCATTTATACAAAAAAACTTCCCAGGATAGCCCACGGAAATTGTGTGAGCGAGACTGTTCTTTATATCTTGCCGCATCGGGTTCTGGGCGTTTTGCTAGGTGTAGAGTTGGATTCCAAACCCTTCCGTGCGCAAAATCATTGATCGATGATCGTTCTGGTAGGTACTTGATTGCACGGAGAAAATAGTCACCTTCACCAAATCCATAATGAAATCTTTCATCCCAAAGCCCGATCTTTTTTACTGCATTTGGTGTATAAGAACATACCATATCACCAGCATCATCAGCATAGAAATCGAAAACAGTATGTAACTTGATCAACTTAAAAAGCCAATCACAATCCCATACTGTGTCATCTTGCGCAGTTACAACTATGTCAGCATCAGGATTATTTAAATCTTTAAAGCCGTGAATCAATGCTGTATTCCACATTCTACCGAGCATAGCAGTAGCAAAATCTGGTGTCGCTCGATTATGAATAATGTTGACATGCTCAACAAACGCAGGGTCTATCTTAAAATTAGTGTGATTATTAATAATGTTGACATGAAGATCAATGTTTTCAAGTTGGTTATCAAAGACTTGAAACAGAGTAGAAAGGTTTCTGTTTAAAGAAACCTCATCTTGCCAAGTAACAATAAAAACTTTAATTTTCATTTATCCACGCGCAGTGAATTCGGGAGGCACCTGAGTTAAGACGGGGGTAACTTTACCAACAAAACCCAATTTATTATCACTTCCAATAGAATATCCTGATACAACCAAAAACTTTTGTATAATGTCTAAGGTTTCTTCCAAAGTTTTATCAGAAAAATATATTTCGACTGATACTTTATCGTCAGACATGCTTCTCAATTCAAAAGATGAATTCATTTTATGCTCCAAAAGTTGGAATGTTTAGTTCGACACCCTTGTCGGATTGCGGTTTAATGTTTCCAATATCAGGTTTCTTTTTTGTTGGAAACCTTTTTGCAATATCTTCAGAGGTAACTGTTTGCAAAACGAATTGCATAAACATAGAATAGTCATCGGATACTGTCATAGTTCGTGGTGAACCAGATTCGAGAGTGGAGAAATAAAGAACACATCCACCTGCAACAAGTGGTGCTACCTCCATTATATTTTCCAGATTGATAATAACTTTACAGTTTTTAGGTACCAATGAATTTACTTCAATAAACATAGACATTTACATCTCCTCAATTTTAAATTTCAAGTCTTTATTTCGTCTGTTCATCGTATAATTAGTTTGAATTCTTACTTCCGGATTTTGAAAAGCCCAACACTCTCCACCATCATCAAGAAAAACCACCCATTCAATATGGTGCTCTTGACTCCTTTCGATGAGAAAGTAAGCCCAACCATTTCCTTTTGGAGTTACAAGTGGTATAGGAGGGTTTAATTGTGTGATCATTATAACATAAACCAAAATGAAAATACAAGAGCAATTGAAATGAAAAAAGCCACAGTAAAAAGAATTCTCCTCATTCTGCGGCGTTTTTCTATTTCCCGATAAATTTTTTCTAATTCCAAAAAAAGGTCAACATGTATCATAACAAACTCTTTTAATTTATACTACATTATTTAGTGATACCAATTAGATGAAATATTTTTATTTTTAATATATAGCATTTCACAGTAACAATCTACCATAAAATATACGAAATTTTTAATTAGTTCCAAGATTTTCTCCCTAAGGTTCTTTGGTATTGAATTGTAAACCTTTCCACTTCGAATACTGTTTGAGGTCTTTTAGACTCAACATAATTCTGAATGGATGATTCATTCTTTTTTGCGAACGAATCAAGTATTTTATAAATTGTTTTTATCATTATTTTACTTTTTTAATTACGCTTTCAGTAAAATAAGATAAAATGTCATTACTGGTTTTTACAATCTGCTTGACGAATTCGGTTTGTGTATCCACATAAGCATGTAATGAATTTTGAATACTCTTATCAGTTACAAAAGTATTCACTACATATTTTTTACCATTTTGGATGGTGTCAATCATTTGATCGGCTGCAAACATATTTTTCTCCTAAAGTTAATGTTACTATTGTATATAGGAAATTTTATGCTGCAAGCGCACAATTATCCGATGAGTTTTTGTAGGTGCAGTCTAGCAGAGTCCACCGAGGTACACTTTTGCCCATTGACGAAAATAGACTTAGGAGAATAAATTAAAACTTCACCATTTCTCATAGACAAACGATAAAAAGTTTGCCCCTTTCGATCTTTATCTTTAGTTTTGAAACTGGAAAAATTATGTACAAGATCGCCCCACATGAGTGTTTCACACAATTCTTCACAAGCAAGCGAACGAAAATAATTTGCATTCATAACGAAATCCTTTGTCTATACAATATTATAGCATAGACAAAGGGTAATGGCAAGTGTTGCTTTTATACAACAGAATTAACAATATCTTTGAAATTTTTCCATTCGTTTTTATTCATAAAAAATTGAATTTTCGAACGGAGCGCATCAGGGTGTTTAGCTCCTTGATATTCCACTTCGAGAATGACCTGTTTCAGTTCACCCACATTGTTCGTTGTAAAATAATACCTATATTGCTGGTATTGGTCAGAAAATTCAAAACGAATCATATAAATCCTACCTTTCGTTCAAGTGGTTTTGAAGTATTTATGTTTTGCTCAAAGAAAATATCGGAGATAGTCCATTTTTCTTTCTTATCGTTGTTAAGAGAAACACCAACTTTTTCGGCCAGTTTTTTTGCGTCTACCAAATTCAACTCAGAAAAGGTAACAATATCATAACATCTACCTGGGCGAATGAGTGCTGGATCAATATCACGGATTGATGGTAGATTAGTGGAGAACACTAGTTTCTTATTTCGAGTTGTCACAAGCCCATCACCAACATTCAGAAACTTGTGCATCATTGTATTGCCATCTTGACGAGATTTCAAAAACATATCCGCATCTTCAAGAACAAGAATAGATTTGTTACTCTCAATAAAATTAGCAAAAACATAATCTTTTTCGAGAATATTCGAATCGTAGGACACCATTGCGGAGATATTGCAATGTTGTAGCAGCCCTCGAATAAAGGTTGTTTTTCCTGTACCGGGAGGACCAATCAAAAGGAGAATCGATGCAGAAGATTCCATAAAATCGTCATAGTAATCATCAAGTGATTTACCATTTAGAAAAGGATACATCTCTTCAATTGGTTTCCGATCATGCATGATGGGAATGTCAATAGAATGCCCTTCTGAACTGTACAACCATTCAATGTGATTGTTAACTATCTCAAAATTATTTACCAAACCTGCCTTTTGCTTTCTAATAAATTTGCTATCACCTACTAGATCAATCGTTGCATGAGTGGGGTGAATATTGTATTCAAGATAAGAAATATTTTTGTCGTCAAAAAGATAACCGCGATTCGAACTAATCTGAACAACTCTCAGATTAAGATTTCTGATATATTCTTTCCAATTCTGCGCAGAAACATATACACCAAAGGTGTCATACTCACACTCCAGGTTTTGTCTGACACGCTCATATACAACTTTACTTGTGAGCATATCTGTCAAGTCTGATGCACCCAAGTAAATCTCTTGTTGTTTTAACTCTTTTACTGCAATATCCATAGGTATACCGTCTCCATAAATTCCTTTAGATGAATATCTAAAAAATCTTTTTTTAGATGTGGCTTTTCTTTTTTTACCAGGGAAAAGCCGCATCTGATTTAATTTCATCAGCATCTCATTTAGAGAATACTTCATTTACTTAAAATTTCCCATGTTTTAAAATCAACTTTTTTTATTTTTTTAATATCAATGTCATGTTTGCGACAATAGTTCCATGCATCCAAATAAAAGGTGAAATATTTTTCATTCACGGTATTTTCCTCTTCCACTTCTTTTTTATTTTTCTTCATTGTTTTTCATGAACCTTTGCAAAACCATCTTTGCATCTTTATATTCTGTCATTGAATAGATTTCTTTTTCAATTTTATCCTCAACAGTCATCGTAACCAAATTTGAAACATGGTTCTCAGAGTTAGGTTGCAGTCGTAAGGAAAAAACAGGATCAATATTAAAACGATTCATTTATTATTCCTTATGCGGCAAGTTCTTCAAGTTCTTCGCGTTTTGGAGTAGGCTGAATAGGTTCAACTGGTGTTACAGGCTTGATTTGTTTACCAATATAACGCCCATCTGGATTGAATTCTTGTGGGTTCATCAATTGATATGCAAGCACTTTCGTTCCTTTTTTATGTACTCTAACCACACCACCGTCTTTCCTGATATTATAAATGTTGGTTGAAAGACGATACAGTACGGATTCCTGATCCGTGCCCTTAAAACATTCTCGAATATCATCTGGCGAAATAGGTTTACCAGACAAGAGCACACAAGCAATTTTTTCGTGACGGTTAATTTTGCGTTTGTTCATTATAAAGTTCCTCTTCAAATTGGAAAATACATACAATTCATTATAACATATTCAAAATGTTTCGGCAACAATAAATTTTACTGTTGTTGTTTTGCAACACCATATAAAAGCTGCATCGCATCGGCAATACAATCATCCACCGGGTCATGTTTTGTTATATGTATGTCAAAATTAAACCCAGGATAATCTACCTCCACGTATCCGTTTTGTGTATTGTAGAAGATATCGATTGCTGTACGAACATCACGCCACCGAGCGTATGGAAAGACTGGATCGATACCCAGTTGTTCTTCAATGTCATCCATGACCAACTGATCTAGATTACCTCTTGCCCACACCCAAGATTTATTATCATTGAATTGTGACGCATATTCTCGAAGCATTTCATAACCTTCTTCAAAAACAACATCTTTTGCGCTAGGACTAAATGACTTTCGTTTCACGTTGTCGCATTGTTTAGCCCACCATTCCATGGTTGACCTACTTACCGACCTTTTCAGTCGAGTCATCTGGTCTTCTGCATTCAATTTAACAAAAAAAGCATTTAGTTGCAAATCGCCAAAGGTAGGTTTTTTAACTGGATCGAAGTGAATTGCGGCCATTGAAAGAATGACCGAATTCGACCTCTTACCAAGTGTCTCCACGTCGAATATGAACATTATAGAGGAAGCTCGTCTTTAATTATTTCAGTTGCGGGAGCAGGTTGTTCCGCATCTGCAACTTTTGTATCAACTTTACTATACAGGTCAAGAAACGAAAGTTTTGTTTCTTCATCAAAACGATTCACGCAGAGTTCAATTGCTTTTTTCCTATCAGGGAAAATTGAATAAGTTTTTGCAATATGGACGAGGCGCCGAGTTGAAATAATTTCATCAATACCGCCTTCGGCATAAGTTTTGCGAATTACATCTGCCCATTTAACAAGATTTTCACAAAACTCATCATCTCGAATAAGAGGTTTCAAAATTTTCAATTCGACCCGAGATTCTGGATATTCCTGTTCGACAGTAATAGTAAACCTTTCTAAAAACGCATCATCGAGAATTTGTGAAAGATATTTACCTTCGTCAGAACCACGCCCTTTTGTGTTTGCCGTTGCAATGACATTGAATCCATCTTTAGCATGAATGTATTCACCAGACTTTTTATTGAAATATGGTTTACCTTCAAGAATACCTTGGAGGCACATGAGTTTATTTGATCCACGGTCGATTTCGTCAATCAGCAAAATAGCACCACGTTTCATTGCTGTGATAACTGGACCATCACGGTATACGATATTGCCATCGATTAGCGTTTGCCCACCAATCAGATCAGTTTCATCAGTTTCAACTGAAATGTTTACGCGAATACATTCACGTTTCAAGTTTGCGCAAACTTGTTCAACCATCAAAGTTTTACCGTTACCTGACATTCCAGTAATGAAAACGGGAAAAAAACTTTTCGTTTGAACAATTGAAAGTAGGTCTTTATAGAATCCAAAAGGTACATAACCATCGTATTTTTCGGGAATAGAAACGTCAACATCATCTTGCATCTTCTTTTGACGCAATACATGAACCGTGGCAGACATATCTACCACCGGGAGCGTTTCTTGTTTTTCTACTGTTTTTGTAGTAACAATTTTTCCGTCAACTGTATCTGGGAGTTTATACAAACCACGATCAGCGCGAAATTCTTGTCGAGTCACAAACCAGAAAGGATACGGAACATTTCTTTCTTCAACAACTTTTTGAATTTGATCTCGGTTAATAACCGCATTTTGCCCAAATACTTCGGTGGCAGCATTAACGAAAGCCTTTGCATTTTTGTTCATCAAGTTCTCCATAATTTAGAATGTTCCATATATTAACATCAATTTCAAACAATGGCAAATGGTATTTTTGTTTTTTTACAACACATTTACCAAAAAACAACACATTTTTGTACCTATATACTTATGCCGTACCTTAGAATAAAAGGTTCTTAACAAAATCAAACAAAGAACCAAATGTAATTGATAAGACAATAATCAACAATATCAATAATGAAAAACAAATCAACGGCAAGAAAATAAAACCAATTATTCTTTCTAACATGTGTAATCGGAAATAATTAGTTTCAACGCATCAATTCTTTTTTTATTTCCTTCAATATCATCTAGATGAATATAACAATCATCTTTTAATGATTCTTCCAGACATTCTAAATAATTTTTAAGAGCAATGACAACGATTTGATCCGCCGTTTCCGCATCAATTTTAATATCATAAAACATTTTTTTATTTCCTTATAGATTATCTGGATTACCACCCATATAAAAAGGCCTTTTTACCTTTTCTTTTTGTTGTTCATTAGTATTAGTATCTGTTTTTGGTGGGCAATAGAAGCACATCGGTGTCATTGGGCTGTATACTCTATGGCAAAGAGGGCATTGCCACCCCTGCTGAACAAAAAGATTTGGTGTATTCATTTTACATCACAAATAAAAGTTTTGTTACCGACATAAAATCCATTTAATCGTTCGCATTCTTTTGCAATCATGTTATGTGCGGAGACATATCCAATAAACAAACCAATAAACAAACCACAAATCGCTGTTAGAATTGAGAACATAACTGCACCCGTTGAATCAATACTGGTTCGCATAATCACCTCTTAGCAACTTTGACTTGCATAATGATATCGTTGATATCAGGTCTTTCAATCCAACGCCCAACAAATTTAACATTTGGGTTTGAAGTACCCCTTAGACAATCTAAACCGTAAACAAATTTGTATTTCACTTCGTCTGTATTCTTATAACCAAAACTCCGATATTCATCATAATTTAGACATACAATATAAAGAGTTTTTGGGCTTAAAAGTTGTTGTTCGTAATTTTTAATAACACGTTCTTTAGCAGCAAGACGATCTTCTTGCCAAACATTAGTTTCTACAATTGTTTTCATCCAATCATAAAATTCATTGAGTTTTTTCATATCTTTATTAAGATCAATCATTCTTCAACTCCGAAATGTTCAAAGATATTCAATGCTTCATTGCGGGTGACCTTGCTGGCACATTCCTTCACAATCAACTCGGCGAACTTTTCGGCAAAGGCATCTAACTCGGCATTTTTAGAAATCTTTTTGTTCGTAGTTTCTTCAGCCATAAACTTGGCCTGCCCTACAAGTTCTCGAATTCGTTCGTTCATGAAAACTCTCTTTCTGAAAAACTGTAACCATCCTCATCATCCCAATCATATTCGGGATTGAACCAAGTGTGCCCATACTTGTTAGGTTTTCTTCCTTCATCATTGTGAAGCTGATTCTTGCGCCCAGACCCATTTACAAAATCAGGAGACTTTTGTCCTTCAATATACTGCACAAACCAATCGTAGTCAATTCGTTCGCGATACTCGTCCATGATGATCCGATCTTTTAGAAACTCTTTCCATTGTTTCCAAGACACCAGACGCTCTGCACGATACCCATGAAAAGAGAATGCCCAACCTCCGGAAGATTTACCGATATGGTATTCTTCATCGTAACGGTCACAACATTCGCAATGGTTAGAAGCAACATAATAATTAGTTCCCATTATTCAATCCCAAAATGTTGTTTGATTTGATGCGCCACATGACGACCATAAAAAGGTTTATCAGGTTCTTCGGCAAAATTTTTAGCACATTCCCGAACAATCAACTCGGCAAACTTTTCCAACACTAACTCCAAAAGTATACCTTCTTTTTCAACAGCATGTTTGGCACTTTCGGCAAGTTCTTGCATTCGTTCGTTCATAGTTCAATACCATCCGTGTCGAGATTTGAAATCGCCCAATCGAGCCATGGCTGCACCTAACCCAAGACCACGGGCACGATACACTCTCAAAAGTTTTACGACTCGAATCTGTGACAGCATCACAGCACCACCTTTTCAAGAATACTGACATCCCAAGCTATCATGGCATTACGCCCGAACTTGCGTTCAGCAAACTCATAGGCTTTGTCTCGGCTGTCAAACACATCATAAACTGTTCCTCGATAGTTGACAATGTAGACTGTCATCTCTTGCTCCGTTTTGTTCACCATATACACATTATAGCGAAAAGTATGGTGTTTGTCAAGTGTTGTTTCTATACAACATATCTGTTTTATGCAACACTTGAGCGTTCGTATTTTTCCCCTGCTCCTCTGACCTCAGACATGTTTCTTCGAGCAATATCCTCATAAAACTTTTCGTTCGGTTGTTGAATTCTGTACGCAAATTTACCACCAAAGTACACACAGAATCCTCCACCCTGATCAGATTCGAGAATAGTAGTGTAAGCTGATGTTATTGCCGCACCCCCAATACCACCAAACCCCAGTGCAGTTGAAGCCCATGTTTGCGGAAACATTGCGTAAACTGAGATATTATACTCAGTATGCTTACCCTTCTTTGTGATTCGTCGATCTTCTTTCGTCTTACGATAGTGTTCCCAGTCACGATCTTCATACTCAAATTCGGGAAATCCTGCATAAACTGCATGAGCAAAAGCACTGTGAAGATCGTTGATTCCGTTGCCTGTTTTCATAATTTAGTCCTTCATTTCAAAAACATAATGCCCACCACGCTGCGAAGAATACCAGTGCCATCTCCATAGTACATGGTTTTTTTGCATAGCCATGATGATAGCTTCATTGCCGCCCCACCCGGCTGTACTGATGTAGATACGCTTTACAGGACGCTTAAAGATTTCATCAATTTCTTCTACTTCAGACCAGCCCCAAGATCGAAGATACCAGATTTCGTTGATGAAGGCAAACCATCCTTCTGAATCTTCAAACTTCCAGTTGGCAATCTTGTTTAGTGCCTCATGGGTAGGATAGCCATCATCATCAACGTATTCAGACACTTTACACTCCATCATTAAAATTAGATCCGCGCCAAACTTCAACAGTGTTTAGCATACCCTTTGCATGTTCAATTGCCATTTCTTCAGCACGATGTTTATTTCGGTAATGATTAGGGCGGCTAGCATCCTCGTCAAATTTATAGCAGGAATCAAAATGCCACACGAACCAATTACGATACCAAATTTCGTATTGCTTCTGATGAGCATTATAAATGACTTTGACAGATTTGTAAAGAGGTTTCATTCTCTATCTTCCTCTCTTGTATGCTCATCACATGCAGTATAATACCAACCACGCCCTCGAAACTTACCAGGATTGCCACACACCTCACAGGTTACAGCACTCATGGCCTCAGCCATACGTGCCATGCCGTGAATTTGTTCATCGCCGCCATCATAGTAAAATCGCAAAGTACCATACTTCTCTTTGATTTGAGTAAGTATAAAAGGCACCTTTTCAATGTCATCCTTGCCCTTGTTGATCCAATCTAGATGGCTATTGATGCAAGCAAAAAGTTGATTGAGAATAGGATGCCACCCCGATCCACATTCAACACCAAACATGGGAAATGGTTCGATGGAAGATGCTTTGCGAGCAAACACAAGAGGATACTTTTCAACCATTTCTGCTAGAAAATTTTCTTCACTCATTCTTCAATTCTTTCTTTATACTCTTTTGTGGGGATGTACGGAAAAGTCACCGGGACACGACTACCTCGGCTAGTAAAATAGCTTTTGTATTTTTCGCCAGTCTCTTCATCCGTGTACCAATCGTAGAAAATAATACCTTCACAATCATATGCCCCAGTATTATCTTTGAAAACATGCCCACACCGTTTGTTCTGAAATACAGGACCATTATCTCGCCCGGCGTATTCACTTACATCATGCCATTCCCAATCTTCACCAGTCAAAGGTGCAATAGGTTCAAACTTCGCCAACTTTTCAAATAGATTGATAGCATATGGTGCAGAAGAACCAGAGTGCCCCTCACCATGAAATACTTCCAGCAACTTCAGAACATGATTGCAGATCATCTCCTGCATTTCATCATTAAACTTTCCGTTCTCATCAGTCCAACCAGCCGCCCTAAATTCACGCATAGCATGATTAATGTAATTATTCATTAAAAATATTTCCTTTGAATATATTGTGAAAGAACTTCAGCATCAATCTTAGCATAATCGGCAAACTCTTTCAATATCCGTTCTTCATCTTTACCAGTAAAGATTGCATTGTGAATTTCTAGATATCCTGCACATTGAGCAGGTACGTATGCTTCAGGACCAAAGCCGAAAACGTCATACAGCACATAGCGGTAGGATCCACCTTGCTTGATTTCACCATCGAAGATCCGCCGGGAGATAGCGCAGAATGCCATCAACTGCTGTTCTTTAGTAAGAGAATTCCAATATTGTTCTTGGTGTTCTTCTTCGGCTTTCATTGCTTCTTGGAATCGCTCAGAAATTTCAGACAGTTCCTGCAATGCTTTTTCAGTCTTTTCGTCCATTACCATTCCTCTTTCTTTAGCCATTCGTTTGCTTGTTCTTCGGTGTCGAATACATGATCTACTTCTTGATACTGATCGAGACACAGACCACACACGGTCATGTAACCGATTGCCTTTTCACCTTTTCGACTTGTTTCTTTGACCATTACATCATAAGCGTGGTCAAAGTCAAATACCTCATGCCCGCAAGAAAGTATGATCATATCAATCCATACCTATCTTGAATGCGTGATTTGACTAGTTTTACTGCATCTTCGCAACAATCTTGCTCAAGGTAGTGCTGAGAAAGAATTTCATCACCACAGACATGAAGAATGTCTTTTAAAAGCATATCAACGAATAGATTAAACTCTTTCGTATAGTCTGCATTCCAATCAATATGCCCAGGACCAGGTCCCCATTCTTCATCACTCCAAAAACAAAACTCTGCTTGGGTTAGGAGTTCTCGAATTCGTTCGTTCATTTTCTATACACCAAACTTTTTGTGGGTTGGTTAGTAACGGGGCAAGTGTAATGCATAACATCTCGCCCTTGCATATCTTCCTCAACATTAAGAAACTCTACCTCGGTGGTAAGATGTTTCTCACCACATTCAGAACAAATTACAATATATCGTTCGTTCATCACCAGTTATTCTCATCAGTAATAACTACCGAGAACTCACCTGGAATAGATAGATGGTTAAGATAAAACTTAGCAGTCAGAATAGTACCAATACCATTACCTCCCTCCTGAATCAATTCTACGCTTGCATGACTCATATCACCATGCAATTTTTCGATGATTTCAAGGATTCGATCCAATTCACGACGATTAATTGTAATTCTGTTCATCATAGTCCTTCATGTAGATGCTGCCTGTTTTAGCGTAGAATTCGGCGTATTTCCAACCTCGTTTGAAACCATGCCAGCGCATTAGGGTTAGCTTCTCACCCTCTTCGGTCATTGGTACAGCATATGCTTCCGAGTCTCGCCATGCATCATGAATTAGTTGTTCTTGTTCGTTCATTCTCCAACATCCTCATCGGTGTATTCTGCCCATTCTTTGTGAACAGAATGAATAATATATCCGGCATCAATTTGTTCTTTGATGAACTTTGACGCATCCGAATACTTGGTGAAAATTTTCTGCTGATAAGGCACTTGCCCATACCAAACTCGATACACAAACTTTTTCATTCTTCAACACCAAACGATTGTTTCAATACATCAGGATATTCACTGGCAGGGACTCGACGATCAACACAATCTTGAACAATTGCAGAGCATTTCCTCACAATCAACTCGCCGAACTTTTGTAAATCAATCGCCGCATACAATTTGTCACCAAGTTGCGGATAAACATTATCTTTCCATTCAACTCTACCCCAATTACCGATTGTTGCAATAGGACCTAATTCATTAGCAAGTAGTCTAATCCGTTCGTTCATCATTCTACTCCAAAATGTTCCTGGATATTCTTTACATATTCATCATTGGGAAATTGCGATGGTGTCCATTTAACGACTTCCACGCATTCCCGCACAATCAAATCGGCGAACTTTTCTGAGTCAAACCAAGGAGGACCATATTTGCGTTCTTCCCAGCATTGGGATTCAAGGTCTTTAATTCGTTCGTTCATTTTCTTGGATCCATTTCACCATTGCTAACGATATCAGTATAACATGAATTGGATTTGTTTTGCAAGTATTTTATTGCCTCTTCCCAACCTTCTTGAAAAGTCTGCCAATGATCTTCTAGACTGTCACTAACATATTCTCCATTAGGTTTGCGGCGTAGACTATGCCCAGATGTTACACCAAAGCTGGGATAACAAACTTTTTCAAATGCTTCACGGATAGGATCGATCATTTCCACATATCCTTAGAAAAGATAGGTTGACAATGATCGCCCATTTTATTGATATCACAAACCATATCAAGGTCTGATTCAAAGGGATAGTGACGCAGAAGTGCCCTAGCACGATCCCGAACCTCTTTGGGTATTCGCGGAGTCTTAGACGGAATGGCTAGATCAAACAGGAATTCACGAGTCGAATTAACTGCGCGGAGTCTTTCAAATGGTAGAGTCATTTTGAAAAGTATCCTATAATGTAGAGTGAAACGATTACCAATTGCACCGTAATCAAAGACATTTTACGCCAAATCACGGCGACTGTCAACCATCCTAGATTACCTAGTATCGAAAAAACAACATTCAATGGATAATAATTGATGGCTGTAAGCCATACACCTACCAAAAGAATAGCCGTTGAACCCCACTCTAGAATGAATTCTAGTTTTTTCTCGGTAAAAGCCACCGGGAGCATTACGCCTGCATCCATTTAATATCAGATTTCAAGTGCAAGGATTCTGCACCATCATATTCCTCGATGATAAACTCCTCACCTTCATTCACCCAATGAATGTACAATCCATCAGCACCGCCACCGTAAAAATCATCACCATATTTCTTTTCGGCATATTGTTCGATATCGTATGGAGCGGCTTCTTTTTCAACCATATCCACGATAACAGGATCAAAAAGGCATTGAGTCACACCTTGATTCCAAGTGTACCAACCAGCACCCCAACCACGGGAAACCAAAACGGCGACCTTACCATCACGTACAACTTTTTTCATCATACTCTCCTATTGAGAATAATTCCCTTAATATCCCGCCATATTACTACAATATGGTGCTTAAATTGCTTGAAATAATATGCTCTATACGTCATTATGCATCATCATCATTACAGAAATCCGAAAAATCTTTCCATGAACCAAGGAAAATAACCTCTCCGGAATAATTCATCACTCTTACCTTCTCAGCATATAGGTCATATGTATATTCCTGCCAATGGTCAAAATCCTTGCATGAGACAATATAGAATGAGCCCGGCGTTTTTTTGAAATTGCACACAAGTTGCGCGGCAAGGCATCCCATACCGTTTGCAATTCGTTTATTTTCGCCAATTGAAATTCCATTTACAAGTTGCATACCATTTAGGAAATCGGCCAAGTCTCGCCCAACACCAGACGGATATCCATCATATTGCCCATACAAGGAAAGAATTTTCTCCGATTCATCATATACATTGATAATTGAACGGGTTCCCATTATTTTATCTCCTTAGAATACAAAAAGCATGAACAAAAACCAAGCAAAAACCACACCAAATAATCCTGGTGCACCATCCAGTTGGAAGGCTTTACTGGATAAAATATAAAAGCAAATATAATAAACCACCGGGTAGTATTCACCCATCACAAAATACCGAGGATGGTCAATAATACAAGAGAAAAGAAAAACATATAACCTACAATTCCAATCCAATATGCATTGTCGAGGAGGTAAATCATTACTCTGTCAAAAAAATCTTTCATAATGCCACCGGGAGCCTTTTTTTAATAGTCATCGGAATATGAACCATAATCCTCATCGGTACCCCAGCCAACCGAGGCCAGCGCCGATGCATGGTCTCCATCCATGTTATCATAATCTTCCATGTCACGATAACGGATTGCCAATCGAGTCTCGGCATCGGCAATGAGTTCCATGCAGGTGTCGGCTGTATAATACGGAAAAAAGGATCGAATATAATCCACGATGGAGGAATAATCCTCATCGAGTTCGAGCATTTCCTCAATGCCAATGCTCAGGTCTTTCATTTTACCCATGGTTTTTCCTTTTGGTTAGAGTGTAACAGGTTGCAAGAGGTTGCAAGAGGTTGTGGTCAGATACGGAAGAGGTAGGTCGTACCTTCATGGTCTACCTCCGAATAGTCCATGCGCAGGTTCTCGGCCGTGGCTTCCCAGTCCACGACCACGTAAGAGGGCAGGTCGCGCGGAATCTCGCCGCAGTCTTCCAGGAGTTCCTGGCAGTATTCCGTGAAATCCTCTTCCGGAATCAATTGGACGCCATCCTTCCACGTATCCGAAGCATAGCCCTCCACCTCTTCCTTGAGGCTCTCCAGGGACGCCAATTCCTCCATCAGAACCGCCCGTTCGGTGTCGGGCATTTCCAGGGTCTCCAGGTCATATTGAATCTCATCCATGCGGTCCTGAAGGTCGCGGGTGTCAATGATGTCCATGCTTTTCTTTCCTTGTCTTAAAATTGATTCGATGGAATGAATTCTACAGGTACCAGCGCCCAAGGCAACCAACCCTGGAGTGTTGCATCGGTACAACAAACCGATCCAATGCTCCAGGACCAACGGATCGATCCGCCCATAGTGGGACCTTCCTCGATTCCTCCAGGCGCTTGGAGGCGCTCCTATCGGCTCGATTGTCTCGGTGCTGGTTGGTGGCTCTCACGGTGGAGCCTCTTATATAGTCTTATTCTATAAAAAAGGAACGATGATAGCCTCCGCCTATCGATAGGCGGAGGCTATGAGCAGGATTTCCTGATTGATTTAGACTATTAACGGAACCGGTGTTTTTTCTTGGAGACAACCCGAAGCCCCTCGGTGTACAGGTAGAATTCTACCAATTCGGTACCTGTACCTGCTTCCCTTTTAAGGTATGCGATCATATAATCCCAGCCCATTATTATTCCTTTATAAGATAAGAGCGGAAAGAATCCAAGAGGGCTTGGTACTCCAATGCCATCTCGGTAGAATCCACCACGTTATTATATTCCCGAGCGGCGACATATGCTTGGTTAAACCAATTTATATCGCCATGCTTTTCTACATAATCGATGGCTTCACGCAGGAAAACCATTGGGCTTTTATTCAACATAATACCTCCTATCAACCGACGATGGTGTATTCCGCAAGGTCTTTCCACTTTGCACCTGCGGACTTGCGGATTTTCGTAACCTGAATGAGAGTCCGAAGGGACAATTCCTTCACCTGATCCATGAGGGACTCAATCAACCCAAGGGCATCGACCTTGTGGGCTCTGTCATATTCGGGCATGAAGCCCTTTTGATCGAGCAGGTACCGCATGCGGTCGATTTTCTGAGCATTGGACATGGTGAGGTCAACCGCCATGGATCGGGTGATGATAGCCTGATCGATTGCTTCGGCTGGCAGGTTGGAGATAAAAACCACGCGCCCCTTGAATTCAAAGGACTGCGGAAGGTCGTCATCACGGAGATCCGCGCGCCATGAGATAACACGGCGCGCATAGGAGTCCAATGCACCTTTGAGCAGGTTCAACGACACCGGATCCTTGAGGACTGAATCGCAATCATCGAACACGACCACGCCGTCCTTGTTTTCGTAGAGGGTGCGGTACAGCCCTTTGGGTGTAGAATAACCCTTGATGACTCGAAAGGACTTGCCCGTGTTAAGTTTGGAACCAACCTCGAATTCATCCAGGAGCGTAACGTCGACCATGCCAGCCGCATTCAGGGCTTCGGACACGGTGTAGGACTTACCAAGCCCGCCAGGGCCGGACACGACCACGGACGCTTGGTCGCCTTTGGCCAACATGGTAACCATGTCGCCAAGGAAACCGAACCGTTGGTTGATCGAGAACCGCGATTCTACGGCCTTTTGGGTAAGGGCTTCGACCGCGGTGGTCAGGCGGGACTTGGTACGACGGAAACCTGCTTTTGGTACGCCACGGGGCATAGTCTAAACTCCTGTTGTTTTGTCTTGGTGTTGCGTTGGTGTTGCGTTGGTGTTGTTTAATCAATCGATGGAGAGAATTCTACAGGAACCAGACGGTGTGGCAACCATGCTCCGGAGTGTTGTACCTATACAACATCAGTTGAAGTGCTCATAACGCCGGATGGGGCTGTCCTTGTGAGGGGAGTTCCTATGCTCAATTTCCACAATATAACCCGCACCTTTCACGGCTTCAAGGAATCGAGGTGCATCATAATCCTCCTCCAGATAAACCGTTTTACCATTCATGTAGGAATAACCTGTAACAGGTTCTGACACCATATATTGGTCGACCAATACTCTTTTCACGGCCAACCAGCCATGCCCCGGATCGGTGTAGAATTTCAATTTCAAGGTTTTGGTTTTCATGTTAGCGGTCACTTACTGGAGCGATACGGTGGGAATATCAACCACGGCAAAACCGAGGTCCGTATATTCCTGGATAAGGAGGTCGATCTCCATTAAATTTAGGAGTTCCTGCGCATATGCGATATCATCATCGGTGGCCTGATTGAACCAAGCCATCAGAACGGATTCTGATGCATTCAGGAGAAAATTCAGATTGGAACGGTCGTCGGTGTTCATTGTGTTTCCTTTCCAGGGTGTTTTGGTTTGCGTGAATACTTGGTTCGAATCGTATGCCGCTCCATCGGCTTGATGGGTGTACGGCATACGGGCTTGGGTACGGGTACGACAATCGGTTGGAGAACCTTCATTTCCTTACCTTTCCAATAGATTCAGCAATCCGCCGTTTGAGTTCCTGAATGTATTCATTATGCCAACCGAGTTCGAATTGAGGATGATCCTTGGAAAAGGTCGTGGCACGCACCAATTCATTCTGTAGCATCCGAAGGGTCTTACCTTCGAAGTGCTTTGGATCCGTCGGGGACCATTTCCTGGGCTTGCTCATCATATACTCCAAAATTCAATCAATGGTTGGATGATACAGGTACCAGACAGAATGGCAACCACCGGGCTGATCTGTTGCAGGAAAACAACTTCATTCCTCAGGTGCGCATTCGACATGATACGGTGCACCGGTACTCCAATCGGAGATCCATACTGTATCATCCTCGGGCACCCATTGGGTACAATGAGCGCACCTATATTCCGTTCGGTGCACTCGCCCCGAAAAGGTATCAAGGAAGGACCGAGAATTTCCAGTTTGTTCAATTTGAACCATTTTATTTCCTTATTTCATTAAGCCGCGATTAAGCCGCTTTTAACATGATGGAGGGATACTTTACAAAGCCCGAGGTGTCCTTTTTGGCCTTGCCCTTTGCATAGAGCCCGACAACCACGCCTTTTGGATCGAGAAACCTAAGATCCGAATCGTCGCCATTGAATACTGCCCGCCCAGCATACGCCACCGGGAGGTCCTGGGATTTAGGTACACCGAAAACCACGGCTACATTCATACCAGCATCCATGGCGCGAATTGCATCCGAATCATTGCCATCAGCGGCTGAAAAGGTCAGGTGGTAGTTGGAAATACCGACCACCTTACGCCCGAGGATTTTACTATAATCATAAAACTGGACATCAGAGAATGCAAGGAAGATATTAGCATACTCAATACCACCACGCACCACCGGGTACTTTTCCCATGCAATGTCAGAGGTGCCATTCAGGCGAAAAACGGGGACCAATCCAAGCTTGGTGGATTGACGGATGGCCTTTTCAATATCAGCCACCAACCGACTCATGAAGGTAGTACGATCCTCGAAAAACAACCGGGTCTTACGCTTGCGCGCCTCTTGGATGACATTGGTTGATTCACCTTTGCGGAACATGCCACCGCGCCCAGCCGTGTTAAGACAAGCCGCCGAGCAACCAGCCGTACGCTTGGGGCAAGTCTCATAACCCGAAAGGTCAGCGGGCGCAAGGTGTAGCAGGTACGTCATGTACCCCTGGTCCATACCTTTGAGGGTTTTCGGATTGCCAACGGTCAATAGTTGAAAGGTCATCAGAGGTCCTTGGTTGCTTTGTTGGTTGCTTCGTTCATCATGTAATGGATTCTACAGGTACCAGAACCGATGGCAATGATGTGGAGGAGTGTAGTGAGAAAACAACAAGGATTGTGGGATAGATTATTCCAAATTGGATTGGAATATGATAGGAAAAGGCTATTCGCCAGCCGATGGTGTCAAAAAACCGACACTTGTCGCGGTGTCGGTCGCGGATGGTCGGATGAGAATGATTGCTATTTAGGATGAGCGTGGATGGGCGTGAACCAGAGCCCACCAGTGCCAGCCGACCACTAGCAGCCAGAGCCAGCCAACCTAAGCCCGAGGCTCTCACGCGCCAAAACGATCTAGGAGCGCCTCGGAGGTGCGCAGGAAGGTCCCAGTACCATCCACACCGTTCCAAACGCTCCTACGCGCCTCCTTGGTTCCGTTGCATCGGAGCCACACTGGTGGGGTGCTGGTTGCCTCTACGGCTCTCCGCATGCTATAATGGTCCAAACGGCTTGCGCCGGTGCTGGTGGGCAGGCAGGGGCGGATTAGAGCCTCGGACGTCCAGTGCTATGGTTCCATCCTACAGGAACCAGAACCGGTGGCAACCAACCCTGGACCTGTTGTATCAGGCCAACACCTCTTGGATACCAATCTCATCCACCAGCAGGCGGGACACCGGTTCGGTACCACGCCAGCGGAGGTGGATAGGTTCATCCAGCACCAGCGTATGCTGAACGGTCCCTCCGTACTTTACACGGGACTCCACTACAGTACCGACCACGACGGTATCGGTAAGGTAAGCCGCTCGGACACGTTGACCCTCACGGATCCAGGTTGAATTGGTGGTTTTCATCAGACTAGGTCCCATCCGGAATCTCCGAAGTTTTCTTCGTAAAAGGAATGAAGCATGGAATCAATATATTCGGCATACGCTTGGCGCGCCTCTTCCTCATGGGACTCCTCTACCAATTCCCTCAATTCACGGTTCACCTCATCCATACGGACCTCCTCGATTGGTTTCTCGGTAAAAAAACGGTTGGAATCGTTTGGTCGCATCAATTATTCTCCTTCCTCTTCCGACAGCCCCTGATCATATTCCATCACGGCCAACAGGTTGTTCCAGATATGCCGACGGTGCTCATTGTCGGCTTGGTTCCATTCATTCCAAAAGGAAGGATCCGGGCGAAAACCAAAGGCATCCTTGTGCAGGTCGGATACGAACCTGGTCATAGAATCGATGGGCATGGTGCTTCCTTGTTTTGCTTCGTTCATCATGTAATGGATTCTACAGGTGCCATGGGTGGTGGCAACCATTGGTGAACCTGTTGTATGGAAGCAACGGAAAAAAGGTGCGCAGGGGCGGATTAGAGCCTCGGGCATCCAGTGCTATGGTTCCATCCTACAGGTACCAGACTGGCTGGCAACCGTGTAGCATGGAAACAACAGGTCAGTCCAGAAGGACCATGTATTCCTCGGGGAAGTACCGACGGAACCAATCCAGGCCCTTCCTGACGATGGCATAATTCCCGACCATTTCCGCACCAATGATGCAATCATATACGGCTACCGCATCAGGGGGAAGTGTCACCGACTGCCCGGTGAACCGGTTGGTGATCACCTCAGGTTCGGTCCCAAGGATGAGAGAAAAGGGAGGCTTTCGGTTGCTCATCGTTCATTCTCCAGAAAAGGAAGGGGTTACACCGCAAGCTTCGAAAAACCGGATGGTATCGAAGCGGGGGTTAAGCTTCACGCAAGCCGACGCCACGGCCACCGAGGCATTCAGGCGGGCGGTGGGGTCCATCATCATACGGATGGATTCGGCGATGGTCTCGAAGTCTTTTTTGGACATTGCCATGGTATTTCCTTGGTTGGCTTGGTTGGTTTTTTGTTTCGATGGATGGATTCTACAGGAACTAGACTGGCTGGCAACCTGTAGGGCCCCTGTTGTTTTTCTGCATCACCATGGTCTCCAAACGAAGAGGTCCAACAGGATCACCACCAGGGCGAAGAAAAACAACACCGAGAACACCGAGCGCTCAAGCATGGCGGCGCGCATTGGACATGTCACGGGCGACCATTTCCGTCCGCGCGACAAAGCTAGGCAGGAGGTCCGGATTGTCGGAGACCATATCGATCAGCATGGACTCCAGATAGCCGAGGGCATACAATCCGGAATTGGTTGAATCGGATCCACGCGAGACCTCCTCGCGGGTTCGGATCATACGGACGAAGGTCTCGACCACATTGGCGGCGAGGGCTCGGTCGACCTTGATGGTTTTGGCTTTGCTCATGCTTGGCTCCTTGTAAATTTTCATCATGGAATGGATTCTACAGGGGCCACTGGTGGTGGCAACCAGTTCGGTAGTGTTGTGTGAGTGCAACAGGGGGGCTTAAAATTTGGCGGGCTGTTGCTTAAAAATTACGCGGTGTAAGTAATTTTGCGCTATGGCCCAAACTCTTTTTTTTAAAAATTTATTTTCTGGGGGCCGGAAGAGAAATTTCGAAAAAATGCTATAGATAAAATTTTTTTGGAGGGCCCGGAGCCCTCCAACCTTTTTACTACTCTGTTTACTACTCTGTTATTACAACTACATCACCTACGAGCATTTCACCTGAGATATGGGCTGAACCCATCAATTCATTACCTTTTGCTTCGGCTAATTCAACTGTTGAAAATGGTCCTGCTGCTACAAAAAGGTCTCCTGAAATGTATTCAGTAATATATGTACCATCTACATCTACATAGATTTTACAGGTCATATCATTGGCTGAAATGTCTTTTACTTCTACTGGATCGCTCATGTTTTTTCCTTATAGTTCGGGCTGATTTTTGGATTTCCATCGTTTAATACTGTAGTACTGTTCAACACGTTGTTTAGCATCACGAAGGTTTAGCCCTAGCACTGTGACATGGAGTATATTGTCTTGTATATAACTACGAAAAGGGCAATCTGGATTTACATGGATTTTATCGTCTGCAAGTTCTGCTTTAAGGTGGTAAAAATTTCCATCTTTTACTCTCTGTACAAGGTTCATTGATTCTGTGTGTATGTACATCATTTCTTTCCACCAGAATTCTGCATCTTCTTGTGTTAGGAAATCTCCTGATATTTTTGCTCCTGTTTTTGGATTAATCCAGAACCAAACGAAGTCTTGTAGTTCTTCATCCCTATATCGAATGAGATGGGCTGTGAAGTATCTCTTATTATCTTTTTTCTGTTCGTTTATACTCATCTATTTTACGGAGATTTGTCTGATTTAGTGAACCATAGTTGGATTGAGTAACGTATTTGCGCATTGGGTGAAATTGGTGTCGTGCAATGCCATTCTGTGTTTGTCGTGTGAATGGCTGTATTGTACTGTGGAATCCAGAAGTTACCGTACGGAACATTAAATGCTGGTTGAGACAGGTCATTTCCTGAATTCTCTGTCGTCCATGCGAACCAACCACCCCAATTGGAATCCCATTCCCGTGATAGGTATATCGAGAGCGCATCATACTCCGGAAAATCTGGATGCCAATTTACACAAGACAAAGGAAAACCCATATAGAAAAGCGCAGAGGTTGTCTCTGGTTTCCAAGAGATTTTACCTCTTGTATATAATTCGTCATAAATTTCTGCTCGAAGGTGCTCGGGCATTACACGAGAAAGAATCGTTCCTGTCGTCGTGTATTTAAGCACATCCAACCACTTTACTTGATTGGATGCCCATACATCACCTTGTTTGGTCTCCTCATTCCAAGAAAAAATTCTATCAATGAGATTCTGAGAAAGCACATCTGTAAGTATATTAACTGCCATTATTTCACCTTATGAAATCAACTGAATAAACCGATTCAGTAAAATACGATCATTTACACGCCCGGCTCTATATTTAGAAAAAGCAGAAACAAGGGAACGTGTCGTGTTTTTAGTGGGTTCGAAATCAACCTCATCATCTAATCCTATTTTATCGGAACGCAGAAAGTAGTATTCATCATATCCATCAACCTTTGCAAAAGTAAATTTCTTACGAGAAAAATCTGAAATAAGTTTATCTTTTTCAAAGTAATTAATTTCTTTTTCAAAGGAATAACTGGACAAAAATCTACGAAGCTCACGGTTCATTGCAATATAGAAACCGATAAAATTTCCACCAACACGTTCTTTTAACAATTTCAAAAGCGCAGACGTCTGAAGGCTGGAAACATCTTTGCCATATTTACTTTCATCATTTGTTGATACAACGCTTTTGGTTTTTGTGTCACGGAAAAAGATTTTTGTATTGTATGGAAATGCTCCAAAGGTCAATTTTCCTTCTTCATTTGCGGAAGTAACATAAGAAGAAAGTTGCGAACCATCTCCATCACTTAGAAAAACAGTATTTACAATTTCGACTTTATTTTTTTCCTTGAATTGTGGAATTACATCAAACGCAGCAATGATACATTCATTCAAAGGAGTACCGGAAAGAGACATGATATGTGGAATACTATAGTTGCACATATATTTTCTTCCACCTTGTGGTGGGTAATTTACAAGGTAAGAACACATTTTTACGTATTCATTTGAAGTCATTTTTGAAGAAAGAAGATTTAGTAGAGAAAACTTTCCAATGCAGATATCACCATATTTTGGATTTGATAAAGAACTTGAATGCGAAAAATCTCCCGTATCATTGTTGGTGTGAGTAGAAAATGCATACACTTCAAACGGAAGGTTCACTTTCTTACAAAAGAATACGATATTCAACAATTGTTTGATCGTTGAATTAATATGTTCTTGCATCGATCCGGACCAATCAATAAACAAAACCAATCCGTGTGATTTACCATTAGGTACTTTTGTCATTCTTGCGAAAATGTCATCGGTGAATTTGTATTCATGAATTTTGTTCATGTTAATATCACCGGTTTTTGAGATTTTTGCGCGAGCCATCTGAGATGCATTTTTCCTAAGCTCGAATTCTTTTACAAGATACGAAACAACTTTACTTGATTCCTTTTTGAATTTATTGAATTCTTTCATCATTTCAGAAAAATCCAAAAATTCATTACCTGAATTGTGATCATCCAGTTTCCGAATAAGCTCACTATATGGAATAATAATATTTTTTAGATTCAGTTCAGGAATATTCAGATATTTCAAATCTTTCCGATCACTTGAAAATAATTGTTTTTCATTTTCCCGAAAAACATTATCGGTTTTTGATTCGATGTATTCTTCAAACAGGTTGGAATCATTTTTTTTATATTTTTCCGTATCTGATTCATTATCTTCATATTCATTTTCCTGATAATCACCTTCATCTTCATCTTCATCTGAATCATCCAATTCAAATAAACGAACAGTTTGATTTTGAATTTGTTCGAATTCACTTTTCATAAACTGTTCGATTTTTTGAGCGATTTTTACGACCTCATCGAAAGTTTCGGTACTCTCAACTTCTCTCAGTAGGAGTTCTTCCTCAAATGAAAATTGAATTCCTTGAGCAGAACCACCTTTTGTGTATAAATTAACACGATCAATGAAGTTAAGTTCATTCAAATTTTGATTTTTTACACCGAAAAAATCTTTTTCTAGTAGTTCCCGATAACCTTTTACGAAGGAGTAACGAATGCCCGGAAATTTTCGTTTGATTTTCTTTTCGATTCTAGCATCTTCACACACATTAAGTATGGAGCGATTGACTTTTAGATCAACGACTGAATGATGCCATCCATCTTTAGGCGTTTCAAGCGCATGCCCGACTTCATGCCCCAAAAGTAGATCAAGAAGTTCAGAGGAAAGATTACCATCAAGAATGGGAATCGTCAGAGTTCGATTTTCTAGATCGAAAAACGCCGTCGGAACTTTTTTTTGCTCGATGAAAATATTTTCTGTAGCCATCAGACGAGCAAGATTTGATTTTGACTGAATAATCACTATTATTCCTTGAAAAACTTTTGAAAATTATTGATTTATAAGTTATTTTATCAAAAAATATGAAAAAAGTCAAGAAAAATCAAACGAAAGTTGTTCCGGTGCGACTTTTTTGACAATTATTTGTTTTTTTTCTTCATCAAAAGAGAAATGTAACTTGTCACCTTCGTTCCAATTCAGTTTTTCACACAATCCTTCAGGAAATGTCAAAAATCCATCACCGGAACCATCATCAGCATCAACAATTTCTACATAACCACTAAAAATGTCTTGAGGTTGAATCCAATTGTGAATTATTTCATTTAATTGTTGCCATGCTTCCATTTTATCTCCTCATTTTTGCAATATCCTTAGCTTCTTCATCAGAAAAAATAGGAATAGCATTAGATTTGTGTAGAGTACCAATTCCAATAATTTTTGTACCAGTATAAACTTTTTTCTGTGGCGCAGGAGCGACTTGCAATCCAGAGTCAACAGACGGAATATGTTTTGTCGTGAACCTTCCAGGAGGAATCTTAGGAACGTACTTTAGTGTTTTCGAATTGGTTTTTGGTTTGTTTGTCGGTGTAGCACTAGTATGTTTTTTTAACCATGCGGCATACTCTTCTCGCTCCTTTTGAGGAGCGAGTTTATGTTTTGACTTTTCGGCACCAGTGTAAATCATCATTTTTCATACTCCGTTAAACAGTTTTTATTATAACGGATATCATTACAATTGTCAAGAAATTTCGTTGTTTATATACAACTTACTACTTGTTTGATTCTACTGTATCATAACCACCGGAATAATTCTCATCCTCAAGACTACGCATTTTCATTTTACGCATTTCTCTATAGATTTCCTTTTTTCTTTTTTTGTTTTTAGTGAAATCTCTAGAATATCCTTCATCATCATTATAATTACGATTTTGACGAAATTTTCCAACAAATTTTGACACTTAGTTTTTCTCCTTAAAATTATAGAACATCTGGAATATTGTCTTTGACAAATTTATATGTAAGCCCTTTAATACCAAGGTCTTTTTTGAAGATACCAATAATAACATCCGCTTCACGAGGTTCAAGAGATTCAAGTAGAATAATTAGAAGTTCTTTACTCCTTTTTTCTGACAATTTCTCTGCGGTTTCATTACCTTTTTGAAAGAGATACAACCTTTTCAATTCAGTATCAAGTGACGCAAAAGAAATACCTTTCACTGTGTCAGGAATTTTATACTCCTTTGGATAGCTATTGTATTTCCATTGCACTTCTGGGCGAAACGTAAGTTGCAAAACTAATTTTAGTGTTGGAGTCCAATTTCTAGCCAACACATCAATTTTCCCCTGTTTCGTACTTTCTTTTTGAAATTCATCAAAAATTTCGTAAATATTTTTTCTCATTAGAATTCCTCAATAACATCAATAAGATTTTTAAGTTTGTTTTGCATAAAATAAGTAATCAAAGTTGCGCGTGGTGCTGGCTTTGTATTTTCAAATGAAACGACGATTGATTTTTTTATATCTTCTGGAATACAATTCAAATCAATAAGAGTTTGATTTCTAGAAAATCCAATTCGACAATTTTCATCATATTGTGAATAGTGTTCATCTAGAAACTGTGTTAATTTCCCCTTTGTAATAGGTTTTTGCCTTTGTTCAAGAACAAAACAATTCGAAGGTGACATGATATTGGGAATACCATCACCTTTGTCGCCTTTGATAATTTTTTCTTTAAGTTCGAGTATTGGATTTTTTGAAGTAACAAATTTCTTAGTTGCAGGATTATACTGTTTGATATTTTTGTGAGCCTGCAATTGAAGAAAATCACCATCACTGGACAGAATAAGAATTTTTTCTTGTGATGAAAATCTAGGAGCCAACACACCAATTATGTCATCGGCTTCTGCCCTTTCAACATCAAGCACCTTGTATGGAAAGTTGTCTTTCAATTCTTGTTTAATTTTACCAAGAATATCAAAAATAAGTTGCCAATCAAGGTTGGTTTTATCACGAGCCTTTTTTCTTCCAGCTTTGTAAAAAGGAAAGAATTCTTTTCTCCAGTACTGTTTGTTGTCGCAACAGAGTACTGCATCTCCATATTCTTTTTTAAACTGCTTGATGTGTGAACGAAGAACATTCAAAACTAAATGTCGGACTAAACCTTCTTCCAGTTTGGTATTCTTATCTGAGATTTGTGCCATTAATCCTGATAATAGTACCTGATTGAGATCAATGAGAATCATGATAACCTTTATTTGTTAATTCTTAACAGAATTGTATCAGAATTGATCCTGCCTGTCAAATTCTGTTCAACGGAATTGATATCAGGTAAGATTTTTTTCAGTGTAATTTTTCCAGCTTTTAATAGTGTCGGAAGTATTGCATCAGGTTTCCTAACTTTTTTCTGAATAGAAGTTTGTTCATTGAAATTTAGAATGGTCGTACCTTTTACTGACAATCCAGAAGAATCAATTGAATTGTATACTCCCAAATTTCTAGTTTTGGTATTAAACACCCATAGTTGCGAACAACCAATTATTTCAGATGGATTTACTGATGCAATTTTAAAATCATTATCTTCTTTTTTGTATTGTAGTTTTGCAATTACTTTATCAACAGGTTTTGCTTTTTTCTTACGAGGTGCGCGTGTAAGTTTGGTAACTTGTGAAATTTTTTCTGCATCAGAAATGATTTTTCTAATATATTCCAAATATTGCTTTAGTTCTTTTTTGGAGAAATTGGAATACCCCTCTACAAATTGTGGATCTTTACTTTTAATGACTTCTTCAAATTCTTCTTCACGTTTTTTAAAAAAACTGATAATATGATTTGCATGCACACCCTTTACGGATAATGCTTGCATGATATCATAAGGATCAACTGCATCAAAATCCCTTACAAGAAAACAATCATCAATTACACTTTCAATTTCACCAATGATTTCTTTTGATTTTTCTTGTATGCGTTCTTGAATTGAAACTGGTTTAGTTTCAACAATTTTAGGTTTTTGATTTTTTTGCGTTTTAGTTTTAATCGTTTGTAGCATTGTATCAATCCATTTGACATCTTTATCTGTCAATGGACCGCCGCGCTGTTTAATTCTACAAACAAAACCCAAGTTAAGAAAAAGGTTTTCTGATGCTTTTTCCAAAGCATCGATTGTTTCTTTCTTTTCTTTAATTTCTTTTAGATATTGAATTGTGTATTTTTTGCTATCATTCATATCACAATGATAGTTATACCAATTCAAAGCTTTGACAATAGATTGTTCGCCGTTTTTCCAGGTGGGTTCGCCACCTGAAAGAACTTTTTCATAATCTTTAACGGATGTGAGTCTCATTTTTGGTTACAGTTTTAATTGAGTCAATACGGAATGATCGCCAGGCATTATTTTCCAAATCCCATACTGCAATTGTATTAGGATTTTCGGCTTTTGGCAAACTTTCCGTAAGAAGTTGTTGTTTTTCGGCAACAACTTGTGGAATGTACTCGGGAAGTAAAGTGCAATTCATCACTCTTTCTGTACCATCAACCTTTGTAAATATAACAGTAACCACGGAATTCTGTAATACCTCTTTCAATTCATATTTATTCATCATTTTTGTTTTCCTCATTATTTTCAATATATTTAACGACAACTTCATTTAATTGCTTATAAACTTTATCCATATATTTACCACTTTTTTCTGTTGACCTAACTACAACTCCTTGAAAACCATCATCTATCATTCTTTCTACATAGTCAATAGGTGATGTTAAGATTGCCTCAAATCTTTCGGGTATAAATTGTTTTTTATGTATATCTGCAAGGATAATAATATCGTACCAATCACCCATAACTGATCCTGGCTTTTTTTCACCAATATCATCTAAAGTGAAGCCTTCAATTTTAACACTTGTTTCATCAAAGCGAAAAAAATTAATTCCGTCAAATTTACTTTCCGCTACATTCATTTAATATACCTTTTATATGTGTTTTTCTGACTCGTACCATTATCCAACTATTGTAGTAGTCATTAGACTCTAATACTTTTTTTGTGAATTGTTCTCTAGCTTCAATATAACCACATTCGCCTTTGGACTTACACAAATAAAGTATCTCTCTTTTGAAATTTTCCTTTCCTTGTATTATAACATCATTTTGCAATTCTGTGTTAGATCCATAGTAAGTTTTCCAATCTGATTGCAATTTTTGTTTTTTTCTTTTTCCTTTAATTACTTTTGTTTTTATTGAATAGAAAAATTTTTTACCAATATATTTTTTACCAGTTTTTAAATTGGTAATTTCATAAACGAATCCGTAGTTATCACCTATTTCATTTTCGGAAAATTCTTTGTCTCCAAAAATCCATTCTAACGCCATTCGTCTTGCCAGTCTTTGATTAAATCATCAGAATCATCTTCATCATATTCTTCTTCCATAACCTCTTCTATTTTTTCACCACAAAAGGGGCAAAAGCAAGGAAGGTCTTCAGAAACCAATTCTTCTTCGTATACTATTTCAAAGGATGATTCACATTCGGAACACTCCGCTAAAATTGTTTTATCATTCAAAATATTTCTCCGTTTTTTGTTATTGTTTCCCCCAAACGCTACTCCAATCACCTGTTAAAGCACCTTTTGCATAATCAGTTGCTCTATTTTCAAAAAAGTTTGTGTGTGTCGGAGCATTGATCATTTCTTCCACCCAAGGTAAAGGGTTCTTTTTAACTTTCATTATACCTTTGAGGCCCATACTAATAAGGCGCCTATCAGCAATATAGCGAATATAGCGTTTAACTTCATCAGAAGATAACCCAGGCATATCACCCATGCTGAATGATAAATCAATAAACTTATCTTCGAGTTCAACCATTTTTGTTGCAATAGTGTAAATTTCAGATTTGAGAGAATCATTCCAAATTTCTCTATTTTCTTCAACATATGCCCTAAAAAGTTTAATCATTGATTCAGCATGTTGTGTTTCATCGACAATAGACCATGTAACAATTTGACCCATGCCTTTCATTTTTCCATTTCTAGGAAAATTTAATAACATAATAAAAGATGAAAACAACTGCATACCTTCAGTAAATGCAGAAAATGCTGCAATGTGTGTTGCAGTAGACTGCACTGTCCCATTATTTAATGATACCTTCATTATATATTCATGTTTATCTTTCATTTGTTCATATTCGAGAAACTGATTATAAGTGGTTTCAGGTAGCCCAAGCGTTTCAATTAAATGTGAGTATGCTGCAATATGAAGTGCTTCACGGGCAGCAAAGCCCAACAACATCATACGTACTTCAGGCTGAGGAAAATGAGGCAAATAATTGTTGACGTAACCACCAGCAACGTCGATATCTCCCTGCGTAAAAAATCTAAAAATATGGGTGAGAAATTGTTTTTCTTCATTAGATAACCTATTTTTCCAATCTTTGACATCCTCAAGCATTGGTACTTCAGTATGAAGCCAGTGCGATTGCTCATGTTTAATCCAAGCGTCATAAGCCCAAGGATAATTGAACGGCTTAAAATGATTTCTTTCGTCCGTCAAAATTGAAGTTTTTTTCTTAATCATTTGCCCACTCTCTTATTTGTTGTGGTGTGTGTACACCTACTAGTCTCGTTTTTTCTTTTCCGTCATCAAGTAAAAGCAAAGTTGGCACAGAACGAATTGCATGATCTACTGCAATATTATCAAAAACATCAATGTCAACAATTTCAATAGGAATGTCTAATTTAGCTTCTTCTAGATTTTTTGACAAAGAAATGCATGGCTTACACCAAGACGCCGTAAATCTTAATATTTTTTTCATTTATACTCCTGAGGACAAAACTATTTTGCATATATGTTCAAGTCTTTCGATATGTTCGAATGCTCTCCACGGGCTCGTATCAACAGCGATTGCTCCGTGACGATCCATACCAATAATATTATACTTTAAACTTCCGTCATTTGCAACACCTAAATTTTCAATGCATGCATCGGCCAATTCTTGTGTAATTGGCGGAATCATTGGTACAGTTGGTCCAACAGTTGTGTATCGACTCAATTCTGGAAATTCCGCAACTAAATTCTGTAAGTTTATTCCTTTATACATTGCAGCAGTAATGTATGTTGGATGCATATGTATAACAACACGAACTTCAGTATTGATTTTTCTCTGAAGCCCCCAATGCATAGGAATTTCACCACTCGGCTCTAGCTCAGAACTAATTTTGGTATATGGTAAAATGTTCCAACTATTTTCACCAATTCCAATTTTTTTGAACATATCAGGTTGTAAAGTTTGTTTTCTAACACCCTTCGGCGAGATATGAAAATGGTCTACAGCATTATAACGCAAGCTAGCATTACCATCTCTTGTGGTAACCCAGCCTCGTCGATATCCTTCTTTGAAAATTTCACCAATAGTTTCTAACATAGGTCATCCTTCACATGCCAAACATTCTTCACCCTGTGCAAGTGCCTTTAAATCAATTTCTTGAATGACTTGGCGTTCGATCTTCTTGGATACTTTATCTGCCTTTGCAAGTTTTTCGCTTCGGCAATAGTAAAGAGTTTTGAGCCCCTGTTTCCATGCTTGAAAATGCACAGCATGGAGATACATGACATTTACATCTGGCCTGAAAAAGAGGTTAAGGGATTGTGCTTGGTCAATGAAACTTTGTCGGTGACTTGCGTGCTCCACAAGCCATCGCTGGTCAATCTCCATAGCCGTTTTGTATACGTCTTTTTCCCAGTCAGACAAAAACTCAAGGTGCTGTACTGATCCGTCGTTTGCAATAATACTTGACCAGACTTCTTGATAATCCAATCGCTTGTCAGCATCGCATTTCTCCTTGATGAGTTTGTCTAAATGCTTATTCTTATTAAGATAAGCACCTGAAAGAGTATCTTGACGATAAGCATTAGCACGATAAGGCTCAATGGAAGGGCTTGTGTTGCCCATAATAATACTAGAAGAAGCGTTAGGAGCGATTGCCATCGTATGACTAAACCTACGTCCGGTTCCTTTGGCATCAGGTGCTTCACCGCGTTCTTTACCCAATTCAAGATTTGCATCGTTAAGTTTTTCATTAATGTGTTTAAAGATTGTTCTGTTCTTTCCGATTGCAAGAGGTGATTCCCACGGGAGGTTACTTTTTTGTAGATATGCATGAAAACCGAGGGCACCAACACCAATAGACCGTTCCATGCTAGCAGAATATCTTGCGCGTGATATGCTGTCAGGAGCATTATCAATGAAATACTGTAGAACGTTATCAAGCATTTCTGCCACGTCCCGAAGAAAAAGTTTGTTATCTTTCCAATCATCATAATACTCCAAATTCAAAGAGGATAAACAGCACACGGCCGTCCTGTCTTTATCTGTCGGTAACACAATCTCAGAACAAAGATTCGACTGGCGAATTTTCAAACCAAGTGCTTTTTGAGATTCAGGCATCATTTTATTACTTGTATCAATAAAATGAATGTAGGGTTCACCAGTCAACATTCTGGTTTCTAGAATTTTTTGCCATAGTTCTTTTGCAGAAACAGTTTCTTTAATTTCACCGTTGTTTGGATCCTTCAGATGCCATGAATCGTCAAAATCGGATTCTAGCATGCTTTTTTCAATCAACTCCATGAAATCGTCTGTAATATTAATTCCATGGTGCAGATTTAGGGCTCTCATGTTAGGATCACCCGTAGCCTTTCTCATCTCAAGAAAAATAAGAATATCAGGATGGGAAATATCAAGATAAGCAGCATAGCTACCACGACGAGTACGCCCTTGGCGATAAGCCAAAGAGCTAGCATCATAGGTACGAAGATGAGGCATAATACCAGTAGACTTATCATCAGCAGAACGAATTCCAACACCGATACCAATTCCACCTCCTAACATTGAGAGCCAATTTACTTCCGCAAGACAATCAACCAAGCCCTCTGCGCTATCGTGCAGATATGGTAGAAAGCATGAAATAGGCAAGCCCCTAGAACTACGCCCAAAAGAAAGAATGGGAGTAGAATAACTGAGCCAATGACGACTACTGTACTCATATAACCTCTGAGCGTGTTCCGGCGAGGAAGAGAAAGATTTTGAGACATATGCAAACCTTTGTTGTGGAGAAGTTTCTTCTTCACGCATGTAACTTTCTTTTAATCTTTTAAGACCCAATTCATCAAATAATGAATCTCTCGCATAATCTATTGTAATACCTTGATATTCTGTCATTTTAATTTCCGTCATATAAAATACTTTTAATATTGGGAGGAGAGTATGTATCCGGTTTAAGAACTTTTCCGTCCGTTCTTTTTATAAGTTTACCATCTATAGTCTTTGATGCATTTGATCGCGCAACTTCATCCCAAACTTTTTGAAGAGGAATACCAAGAGAATGACAGAGGCCTTCGATTACCCAAATCAAATCTGCACAAGCATCCGCTGTCTCCACCATATCAAAATTTCTTACTGCCTCCGCAAGTTCATAAAATTCTTCTTTGACTAGATCCATATACATTGCGGATTGTTGATCAAAATGATGCAACTGTTCATGTACATTTTGATTACCTGCTTTCATAAAATCAGCCACATCATTTTTTGTGTTCATACACTCTCCTGAATAAATTCTTTAGCCATTGGAAAAATAGTTTCAATTACCTTCGCGCATTCAATTGCAATTTCTCTATGTTCTTTTTGTGTTCCATTAGAAGAACGAAGTTGTATATAGTGAATCCACGAACGAAGCGTTCCCGACATATACAATTTTGATAGTGTTATTCCCTCCGGAAGTACTGCTCTTGCCTGCTCTTTTGCGATACCCTTATCAATTGCCCATTTATATGCATTTTCACATTCAGTTATTACTCTATTTTGCATTGATTGCCATTGATATGCTAAGATTCTCTCTTCATCATTAGACAGGTCCAATTCTTTTGAATTTTGTCTATTTTTGTCATCTTGTTTTCTAGCTTCTTTTAGTAAAAAGCCGTTATCAGCTACTGCATATCTTTGACTGAATTCTTGAAAACTGAAACTGCGATGCCTCAAAATTTGCCTAGCGATATCTCTTGTTGTATTGATTTCTAGACAAACACTCACCATTTCAAACGGCGACCAATGATTATGTTTAATTAAATACCTGACCAATTTTTCTGCGGTCGAATCATTATTTTGATTTGATGGATTCGACACTCTTGCCACATAAGCAATTTGTTCCAATAGGTTTTTATTTTCATCATTTCTAGAATAACTAATCAATTTTACATTCATATTTTTTTCCACTGTATAAACTCCATTTTTGCTCTCAAATTAACAAACGTATTTTTGTCAATGATATCAACTAATTCATCTTTTGAAAAACCGGCTAGTATCATTTCATTTATATCTTTCTCACGAATCATTTCAGGCCAAATACAAATGGCAAAATGATTTTCAATTGCTTTGTCCATTAAATCACAAATATTTTTATTTCTAGGTTCATTATCAAATATTAAAACAATATTTTCCTTTGGAACAAAATTCGTCGCATTTAATAAATTTGCATCTGCTGTTGCAATACAATTCGGTAGAAATAGGGAATCTATCGGACCTTCAGTAACGTAAACTTTTTTTTCTTTATTTACCTTATCGAGACCAAATACTTTTATTGTTTCTGAATTTAATTTTATTGTGATATATCGCAATTTTGAATCATTTATTGTTCTACCTTGAACTGCTAAAAGTGAACCATCTTCATCGAAAAAAGGAATAATTAGTCTAGAGTCATTCTCTTTTAAATCTTTATTATGATCAGGTTTTATTTCATCAACAAAGTTTTTAAAATCTTCTGCAAAGTATATGTTATCATATGTATCCTCCGGAATCTTTCTAGATAAACAATACTCTCTTGCCTTATGTGATTTTTCCAAAGTGTTAATCGTCGGTAAATTAATTACCGCCTTCATCTTTGTAAAAACTGGCGTTTCAAACTTTATTTCTGGTTTAGGATACTTATATTTACTGTCAGTTTCACCATTCAAATATCTTTCAAGTGAATATTCTTTTGCTAGATTCGCATCCAAAGAATTGATAAAATTATACATATTATAACCTATGCTACAATTTTGGCATTTATAGAAATACTCATTCTTTTTTCTATAAATGTACCCTCTTGCTTTTAATACATGTTTTTTTGAATCACCACAAAATGGGCAACGAAAGTTAAATAGATCATCTTTTTTTTGTGAAAACCTATTTAATTTTGGAGAAAGGAGTTTTAAGTATTTGCGATCAATGAATATAGACATAATGTAGTGACATGTTATTTAACCAATAAGTTTCATTATTGTATCAAATTTTATCTGAGAAAGCAACCATGCTATTACAATTATTCCACCTGCTGCCATCCATTTCCATTCTAGTATTTTTTTGATATCATTGTCTTCTTTTTGATTATGTTCTTTGATTTCATTATGTAAATTTTTTATTTCGTCCATTATTCGTCTTTCGGTAAGTTCAAGTTTATCCGAAAGATTTCTATCAACTGTGGTTATTCTGGAATGTAATTCTTTAATGTCTACATTCGTATCGCTTTTTCTTTTTTCCATGTCCATATATATTTGTGTTACCATACGTTCGTGAGTGGACGACAGTTTTTCTATAACTGTGTCCATTTTATTACAAAGTGATGTTAATGTTGAAACTTGTGTTTTTAAAACTTCTACATCAACTTTCAGTTCTACTGTATCATCCTGGTTTAACATTTATTTTTTTGGCACTTGTGTGCCTTCTAATTTTTTATGTACTTTGATTTCTTTACAATCTTGTACAGGTTTGCCATCTTTGCCCATAACTTTCTTGCCATCATTCGTGATTTTGTCAACGCAAACCTTTTTTACTTCAGCAGCAAAAGATATATTATGATAGCTTAGAAGTGGAATAGAACCAACTACGAGAGCAATGAATAGAATTTTTTTCATTTTAACAGCCCTTTATATTTAGGATTAGGTTGTTCTTCTTTTTTTGCAAACTTTTCTGCTACAGTCACTCCTAGCCCCATGATTGCGATATACATCATGCCATCGTAAAGATGTGGATCTACTTGATACCCGAAAAATATATTAGCAAAGAAAGCTATTGAACAAAAAATAAATGCAAGAAAAGTTACAACACGTTTACTGCTAATACCATCATCATTTATATTCGATTGGAAGATAGACAGTAAACTTGGCATTATAGTTCTGGGTGTTGTGTGGGAGGAGGTGCTAGCTTTCCATTGTATCCTACAACAACCGGACCGGTATAATGCATTGTCGGAAGGGAAGGTTCTATCTTAGCAGGTTTTGCCGGCTTCTTAACTTCTTCCATAGTTGTTTTGAATGAATCTGTCGCTTGTTTTTGTGCAGCAAGCATTGCTTCTTTATCTTCTTTACTAGTGCCCGCAAGCATAATGCCAGACAATGTTCCCGTTAAGAATGTTGCAATCGGCACAATCAACTCAAAGAATTTTTGATCGATGGGTGACATTGCATCAAGAGGTTGTGTTACAAAAATAATTGAATAGAGAACAACAAACACGATTCCCGTGAGTGTCATTGCAAGACAAATTCCTACAAAGAATTTAAGTCTCGCCATCAATTGTTCTTCAGTGTAAATCATTGGCTTATTTTCCATTTTTCACTCCTGCTTGCTGTTGACATGTTGTGCATTGTGCTGGGGCAACATTTTCAATAGCTTTTTTATTTTTGAATATGTGCTCTGGGCAAGTTCTGGTAACTTCGCATTGAGGTTTTTTGCACATTTCACTTTCCCAATTTTTGGGGTCTTGGCAAGGATAACGAAATCTATCCGCAGCAAATAGTGCAAGAGTAAGGGGAATGAATAAGATTACAGCAAATGATAGTAGTAGTTTTTTATCACTCACCATATCAAACTCCTAGGGCATGTAACGCATGCTCATAATGCTTGATTCTATCATCTAGCCCTATTGTACCACCATTGATTCGCTTAGTCAATGTCAGAATGTCACCTTTGTCTGCCCATTGATTCAGTTTATTTGTTTCCCAAAACCAACATGCGGATTGTGCAGCACCTTCAAATGTTATTAAATACTCAGATGCTTCTTCTGGGCTAATTTCAAGTGATGCAGCAAACCATGTATAGTTGTGTCGCCCTGTAAGTTGTATTAACCCTCGCCCACGAAATCTGAATCCGTCTCCGCTTTCTTCATCGCCATTACCCATACGACTTGCATAAATTCGATTCGCAATTGCTTCTTGCTTGTTAGGTCTTGACGCATAGTCCTGAGCAATTGCATCGTTCGGAAAATACTTAGGAAATACTTTACGAAGTGACTGCCAACGATAATTAAGATTTTCTACTAGTGCAGTAAATCCTGCCGATTCATGCGAGCATTGTGCAATGAAAGCGGCAACACGTTGAGGAGTATTGATTTCATATTCAGGCAATAGTTGTTCAAGAGCGGTATGCCAATGCTCAACATAAGGATTTTTTGGTAGTAATTGTTTTAATTGTTCTTGTGTAATCATTTTACTTCCTCAAAAATTTTTTTATGCGCTTTGTACCATCCTATCCATGCTTGACTTTTAATTGAACATTCGTGGTAAAGTGTATAGTTATCTGTTACAGTTTTTGCCACATCACTTAGTTTTGCATCTTTTTCTAATTTTTTTAAATCAGTACAAGGGGTTAAAAGTGTTTCTGGTGCAAGAGGAAAATTTTGTTTTACTGGTACTGGTGTTGAAAAACACCCAGTCAATAAAAAACAAAACGATATTATGACAGCAACTTTCATTTTATATTTTCAGTTGCTTGATTGTGCGCATCAATGAAAGTGGGCGGTATTTCACATTTATTATCAAATTTGACAACTTCACGATCAATATATTGAACTATATTTTGGCCTCTTTCTTTTACTATTCTTTCTTTATAGACAACCTTTTCAACGACTTTAATTGTTTCTTTCACACCTTTTGCTTCAGCTTCAGCTAATTTTGCTTTAACTTCATTTACTTTAGCTAACCAAGATTCATTATTTGCAATTGACCCTGCCATGTAAACACCAATTACAACTAGTATAATTGAAACAATTTGTATGGGCGTTCTGTAAATATAAATTGCTGGTATTGGAATAAATTTAATTAAATAAGTTGCAAAGAATCCTAGTAATCCTATTATCAATAAAGCATAAAAAAACCAATTTGGAATCCATTGAAGTATCCACATTTTAGTTTATCTTAGGTTTTCTTTTTACCATTGGTTGTAGAATTGTTTTCTTTTTTCTTTTTAAATAAACACCAGGTTCACCACCCTTTTCACCAGTTCCGGCTATAGCACCACCTGAAACAACGTTCGTTGGTCCTGGTGAACCTCCCATCATATCCTCATTGAATTGCTTAAAAGTTTTCATATTTTCCTTAAAATATCTGCGATATTCATATCAATTAAAATATCACTTGAAAAGATATCTTTACCTTTTATTCCTTTAACTTTTTCTGGCATATAATTTAAGTATAACAAAAAAGTTTTTAGAACATCGTAATCTTTTTCATCTATTTTAAAAAATAAAATTCTAGTTGCAGGTTCTATATCAAAAACATTATAGAGTAATATAATGTGATTTAAAATTAATCTTTCTTTTAATGTCTTTGTGACCTTATATCTTCTAAACAATCTTTTTAAATACTTTGTCCTCTTTAAATCACTTTCAAATTCACTCATAATACAATGAGGTGAATTATATGCCTTCATAGCATATAAAATAATATTTTCATCATTTAAATCCTCAAACATAATTTAAAATGGGCCACCTCAGGTGGCCCAATTCATTACAGAAGAGTGAGAATTGCGTTCGAAGAGGTATATACCGTGTTCGAATTAGCCAAGTTGTTATTTGCTGTAATTTGAACACGATAGTAATACAAGTTAGCATCAACGTCAGTTGCATAGACTGTCAATGAGCTTGTCGTGTTACCAACATATGTTGTATTTGTTGTTATACCATTCGCCGCTGTAGCATAAGTTGTACCATCTGTTGAATATTGCCATAGATATGAAAGTGTTGCATTTTCTGGAACAACAGTTGTAGTAACAGAGAATGTTCCGCTATTTCCTGCTCCAGCAATGTATTGTACATTTGTTGGTGATGTAACAAACGTCAATGTCGTATCGACAAGAACAGCATCTTCTGTGGCTGCTGCATCATTTTGAACTTCTGCGACACAGGCTAATACTTCCCATGTGATACGCCCGGCGCGCCCGCCGGAACCAGTAGTTTTTAATACCCATCCTGTGCCAGGAATTGTACTGTCCGCTGCCTGCACTTCGAATTTGTCCGCCATGAAAAGACCGACTGTTTCATTCGTAACGTAAACGTCTGAAGTTGTGTTACCGAATAATAGAGCAACGTTTGCTGCTGTTGGTGCTGCGGCAGCTTTGTTTACACCAGTTGATACCTGGCTAACAGCCCAATATGGTGCATTTGCTGCATTATCGTGATTTCCCCATGAGGACATTTTTTTCTCCCTAAAAGATTCTATTTACTATTTATTGTGAATTAGAATTAGATCCATTCTTCATATTTAATTTCGTTTTGAGAACAGGGTCTATTTCTATAGTGTCTCTAGGTTTTCCTGTCATCGTTTTTCCACCTTTCAAAATCATTTTCGCATTATTTAATTCCGAATCGGATAAATTTTTATTCTTTTCTGTTTTTTCCCAATCATATATTGTTTCTTTTCTAAGCCCCTTTTTCTTGTAGAGAGCTTTGATCATTCTGGCGGATTTTGATTTTTCTTTAGTCATTTTTGACTCCATTGCCTTGACAGAGTTATTTGCAGACAATGGTGAATCTTCTATTCCGTAAATTCCTTCGTTAACATTTTCAACTTCTTCTTTTGTTGCTCTCCAGCCACCACCTTTAGATTTATACCACTTTGATGCCCAACCATTTGCATATGCAGAGTTACCTGTAATAGTAATTAATCCGTTCTGAACCATAACCCATGTTTCATTTTCCGTAGTTGGGCACCATACATCTTCATAACCAGCATCCTTTCTGTAAAGATTTTGTGTTGAATGATATTTTTTGTTTCTGATGTATGTTGCATTGACCATGTCATCACGATTATTTGTGTTTACATAATATCCGTTTAGATACGAAGCAAGAAGTGATGCCCAAAGATGTTCATATTCTTTCTGAACGAAACCAAAAGTATGTCTGTCTTTTATTTTCGGAGAAACTCCTTTATCCCAACCATCATAAACAATAGAACTTGCTAAAAATATTTCTCTTTCTTTTTCATTCATAGATAATATTTTTTCAATCCAGTTATCTTTTTTTGACCAATTCTCTATTATTAAAGAAGATTGATTTTTTAATACTGAACACATTAAAATTTTCATGTGGGTGTTCAAATCTTTAGTTTCAATCAGTTCACTGCCATTTGATTTCGATATCACCCACTTATGATTTGGTGTACAACGAATTGAAAATCCTGTTGGTTTTCCTATTTCCAATAAAGGTGCATTTTCGTAATAATGTTTATGTAAAACTGGTTTCCATTCCAACTCATCAATCTTCATATTGTACGTTAATATCTCATCACCAATTTCCAGGTCTTCATGTGAAATTGGTCCTTTTTTAGAAATTGCTAAACTATCTAAAGGCACACATGGATATACATCAAACTTTGATCTAGCAAGAGACTTTGCTCTTGCCCAAAGTTTTGGATTTGTTGGCGAATTCTTTTCGTCGATTTGTTCAATTTCTTCATTTTTTGGTACACAATCTGGTACCATCTTGTTACCCTTCTTCTTCATACCAACTTGTTTGTGTGTAACCCAGCAAGCTTCATCGACAGATTCCTTTGACAGTTTGCCTTTACCAAAGTTTGATACATTTACTGGCTTGCCACCCTTACCGGCTCTATCTGCAACTGGGTCATGCTTGCGTTTTGCAGCAACAGCGGCCGCTCTTTCTTTTTTGGAAAGTTTTGCTCGCTTTTCATTTGACATACATTTCGGTTTTGGTTCACCTGGCTCACGGGCGCAAGGACCAATTGCTTCACCTTTGCTATTAATTCTTTTCCAACCACCTTCAGGATCTGTTTTACTGAACCACTTTCTTAAGTCTTCTCTAGTGATATGAGAATCTAAGTCTTGCGTGTCGGATTGTTTTTTTAGTTCATTAATATGCTCGACTTCTTCGTTCCAATCATCACCGCGTTCACCCATACCAGATGTTTCGGCTTTCATTTTTCTATGTTTGAACAATTTGAATTCGCTGGACTTTGAATATTTGTTTCTTTGATTGCCGTCCATAGCCCTTGGATCAAGCCCTTTTGACTTGATAAATGACATGAGTAAACCGGTACCAGCTTCATTCACAACTTCTTCTGTTGTGCCCATATCAGTATATTTGGCATGATCTCTTGAGAATTTCTTAAATCGATCCGTTCGAGCAAGATTTAAACGATCATTGAGTGAAATTGTTCTAGGATCACGACCCATTGCTTTGATATACTTCCATAGAATCTGCGTATTCACTTCATCCAATGGAGCATGTTTTTTTGACCATGGCTCCATTGGATCAGTATCACCATTTGCCAATTTACCCATTACAGATTCTTTTTTGCTTTTTTTATAAGCTTCTAAAAAAATCTGTTTTTTGCGTTCAGTCATGGTCTTTCCTTTTTACTTTTCACCATAAACATTTGGATATTTTTTCTCCATTTCTTCTCTTTCTTTTTTATGTTTATCTATAAGCGCATTCATTTTTTTAGCTCTTTCTTCTGGGTCATATCCTGACTTTTTCAGTGATGCTTTAAATTTTTCTAAAGCTGTCATTTTAGGTTTTGCTGCTTCTTCTACATGTTTTGGTAACCCAGAGTGTTTAGTTTTTGCAAAATCTCTAGCCGCTTTAGTTGTCATAGATTTTGCCGCTTTAGCAACTTCTGGGCTTGCAGGTTTCATACCTTTTTTAGCAGCATACACCATACCCATAAACTTTTGTTGTGCTTGGCTTACAGATTTTTCATTAATCTGTTCTTCACTTATCTTTTTTTTTTCACTTACCTCGACACTTTCTTCATGCTTACCTCTTCTTGGATCCCATCTACCTGCATATGGGCTTTTGCTAGACATTTTATCTGTCATTCGGTCCTCTGGAGGCCTGGGAGGTGCGGCTTGTGCTCTTGCTTTTAAAGCTGCATCTGATTGTGACTTAGACATTGGTGCTTTTGCTTTGATGCCCTTTTTATTTGCAAAAGCTGCAAATTCTGCTCCTAGGTCACCTTCCATTACATCGTTTGATTCCTTTTTCATTTTCTTTTCATCTGATGAAGCACCGAAAGTACCGTGAACAAGTTTATCAAGATTTCTGTGAAATTTATTTTCCTTTTCTGCACTTACACCAGAGGTGGCTTCATCAATTTGAATTTCTTCTCTAACTAATTTAATTTTTTTAAAATTACCACTTTTTGACATTTTGTAATGTGTCGATAGTGCCTTTTCTTTTGTTGGATGAATTTTTGAATTAAAAGTTTCACCTTCTTTTGTTTGAGCTGTAACTCTCCAACCTTCTGTCACACCTTGCCCTGCTATTTTGTCGCCGGGAACACCGCCCCTCAACTTGATAACACTTTTAGCACCGTGACCTGCGGCAATGCGTTTGGCATCAGCATCATCTTTGGCAACGAACTTTTTGACTTGTCCATTACGCATCATCAACTCATACTTTTGTGTCTTACCTTCGCCTTCCGACACAACTTCTTCCATTCTGGCAGATGCTCTTTTAATGCCTCTTGCTCGCATATCAGCTTTGTGTTGTTGACGGTCAGCCAACTCTGAAGATGCCGTTCGTTGTGCCTTAGTTAATTCTGTGTTGTTTGCCTTTTCTCTATCCGATGCAGCAATTCGGGTATGGACTCCTAGACGCCTTGTTGCTTTTTCCTTGTATCTTGCGGCTAGGTCTGCACTAATCTCATCAATTTGTTCGACTTCTTCTTTTTGTGCTTTACTTATTATTCCTCCACTTTGTGCTTTACCTTTTATTCGTCTACCTGTAACTTGGCGAGCTAAAAATTTAGCAGCACGTTCATCATGCCCAGGCATTAAACTTGTCATAGGCACATTACCTTCTGGTGGTTTGCGAACATTATCTTCGCTGTCATAACCTTTTCCCTTTACTTTTCTAGCTGGGATTTCTGCTTTTTTTGGTTTTGAATCTGGCTCACCTTTTCGTTTTAAACCATATGAATCACCATAACCCCAACTGCCCTCATCAACTTGCTCCGATTCTTCTTGAACTTTAACATATTTGCTGATAGGTTCACCTGCTTTTGGCATTTTACCGCCAGTGTCTTTAGCAGAAATCTCATGTCGTGCACCAGCATTGGTAATTGCAACAATCTTACCTGCTCCACCACTTACAGTTTTAATATGATGTGGATTTTTTCCTGTATATGCCGACTCTTTAACTTGTTCAGCACCTTTCTTTTCACCACGGAGTATGGCAAAATCATGGGCATCGATTTTGTTGTTTTTATTTTTATCGATCTTATGCTGCCCACCTTTTAATTCTTCCATTTTTGCTTTTAAGTCAGCTTCGAGGATCGTTTTAACTAGGTTGGCAATTGAGTCCATTTTTGCAAATTTATTATCAGAATACATTTTTTTCTCCGTTTTAGCAGTTCCACTTTCTTAAAGAAAGTGCTTTTCTTGTTGGTCTTCCCTTTTCATCTTTCATTGGTCCTGGCATTCCACTCATTCTTGCGCAGAAAGATTTTCTTCTATTCCAAGCCTTTGAGCCTTTTTTTAGCTTTGAAGGTTTTGTAGTAACGGCCATGGAAAGTTTTGAACCTGGATTTTCTCTTCGATAAGAAGCAATACCTTTACGATTCAAACCTCCAGATGGATTTTTTCCTTCTTTTCTTTGCCAAGCGGCGCTAGCTTCATCTAAAGATTCTTCATTTATAAATTGTTTGAAACTTTTCATTTTTTCTTCTTTTTATTTTGGAGGTTAGTTTCAATTTTATTTAATGTTTCCATGGGCTCTTTATTCGTGGGACCGTGAGCAGTTCCAGTAACACCCATATCTGCGCTAGGCGAATCAATTGCTTCATTTCTAAAATTTGCGAAAGATTTGTGTTTTACCTCTGCGGTACTATTATATTTATTTTCTTTTTGTTCTCTATATGTGACCATTCCAAGCCCAGACATAGGATAAACTGTTCCTGATCCTCTTGTATCATATTCTGGTGATGTACCGGAAACTTTTAAGACCTTCCCTGCTTCTGAGTTATTGGCTTTTTGCTTCTTGGCTTTGATTTTGTCGGCGTCTTGTTGAAATTTTGTTTCTTTCTTTTCGGTGCTTCTGATGATGGTTGGAGAGCTTTCGGAGTAGGTTCTGAAGACATAGTTGGTGTTGGATTTAACGTCTCCGTCTGTAACTGAGTCTGCTCTACCTTGTTTTCTGACGAGTTGGCAACTGGGGCAGATGTTGTCAAGTAGGCGTTGACCTTTCTTTCTTGGGAATCCACTAAAGCGTCCAGTGGATGTCTTGTTTGTTCCACAGGTACAGTTTCTTTTTTCGGTAATAAAAGTTTTGCTATTTGTTTTATTCTTTGGAACATATTTTTCTCCAGTTATAGCTTGTTCAAATAAATTATTAATGTTCATCTTTTTGTTTCTTAACATCCAAGTATTTGCTATTTCATTTTCAACTTCAATATCTAAAAACAAATTTATTAATTCATATATTAATGTTAAGTCCTTTTCCTTTTCACTTTTTTCGAATTCGTTTGCTTCCTTTAAATCAACAGAATTGTCAAATTCGAAATACTTTTTAAATGTTTTCTTAAAATTTTCAGAAATTAATTGTGTTTTTTGCCATCTTTCTAGTCGGACAGATTCTTCAAGAACTCTTGTATGTTTTTCGTTTCTTTGCTTTGAAGAATCGTTTGAAGTGTTAACAAACACCATCAATGTCTCATATCCGAGTTCTTCCAGTTCATTTTTTATTTCGACGATCATATATTGATCATTTGTCGTACTATTAATTATCAATGGATTCCTGTTTCTTATTGCTTCCTGTCGAATATCATTTGAAGATTCATATAATTTATGTTTATTGTTTAGAATAGATATTGCCAAATTAGCATTCATTTCAACAATTTTTTGACTAGGGATACATTCTCTGATAATGATATCTTTTCCTGATCCAGGACCACCTGTCACGAAAATTGCTTTAAATTTTCCATGGTTTACATTTTCATGTATTCCCATTCCTGACCTTACATCACGAAACAATTCTTTAGCGTGTGCCTCCGAAACATGAGCAGGTACCCCTTGCTTAAAGGAAACAAAATCATTATTTTTTGCATGTTCACGCATTTTTGATGCAGACATTCCTTCGACACCTTCGGAATCCGGATCTCTTTGCCCAGCAGATTTGACTTCTATTTTCTTAAAATTAAATAATGCCCCCTCGTGTGCCCCATTATATTTGTTCAATGTTTTTTCGTATTCATCAACACGATCTGAACCTGCAACCATAACTAGATGATCGTGCCCTGAATGGTAAAGTTTAGATGCGTGCTGTATAAAAGAGGGTGTTTCCTTACTTGAGGAATAGATATTGGTTCCTGGAAAAAACCTTTTAGCATGTTTTACTTTTTTTGTAACTTCTAGAGGATTCTTTTTAGAATCTGTTGAATGTGAAATTATTATATGATGTGGAGCATTATAATCCCTTGCTATGTCTTTGACATGTTTTACAAGTTTTTCATGCCCAATAGTAGGTGGATTCATTCTACCAAAAGCCATTATAACAGGCCTTTCGGTCTTTTCGTTTTCTTCTACTTTTTCTAGAAAGGTTTTCATATGTTTCTTATTCCCTCAAAATTTCTTCTGGAGAATTCTTGTCTGTTTACAAATTTATCCGTATCGTTTTTGTGATGGAAGACATATCCTTCCGGATTTGCATTTTCACCTGCATGTTGGTGTTGAAATTGTTGGTGTTGATTCATAACATTAATCAGAACATTCTTGGCATTCTGTAAATGTTTATGCATTTTAAATAAATTATTATAATGTTTCTTATTTAATTCTATTTTATTCAGTTCACTTTTTAAATCATTTTGTCTAGAAATTTTGTTTTTTTCAACTTTTAATTTATCGATTTCTTTAGTTTTCTTGTTTTCTAACCAATTTTTAAAATTTTGATGTGTGGGCGTTTCACCGCTTCTTACAGTGTGATTCATATAAGCTTCTAAATGCCCACCGACACCTTGATGCATTTTAGTTCCGGCATACATGTCGTCACCATGTGTATTATGTATTTCTTCAGCTTTACTTATATGTTTATTGAATTCTGCGCGGTCTTTTGGACCAAAATGCACTTTTGAAGTATCCATTCTTGGATCGACACCAAAGACGTCAGAATGCTCATTAAAATTTTCATGATCAACTTCATGGTACGCATTTAAGCTTCCTGAATTTTTACCTTCATATTTTAAATGAGTAACAACACCTATTTGTGCTTTTTTTGCTTTTTTACCCAGTTCACCCTTTGCGGTGTAAGTTAAACCGGAAGGATTAGGATTAAACGAAACACCACCTTCCTTACTTGCTTTTTTATCTTCAGGAGAAAACATCATATCACCTTGATACACACCTTCTTTTGGTGCAATTTTAGGTAAATGTTTTAACGCATGTTTAAGTTTTTCTACAAGCCCAGGAGCATGCCCATGATTTCTCACAATGTCTTCTGGTGTGTAATTTATTTTTGGTGTTTTATTAAAGGCAGATTTTGATGCTACGAAAAACTTTCCGTTATCAGGATGTCGACCATATACGATTGCAGGTGAGCCATCATATTTCGTGGTAAGTTCAGATGTTTTTTTGCCTTGAGAAATATGGTCTGCGGATGCTCTAAGTGAAGAAAATGAGCGTAATGCACCTTTTTCACCGTTTTGAAGTGCTCGATCCTCAACATGTGTTAAATGTTTAATTTGACGACTGGCGCCTTCTTCTGGATCTTCTTGTTCCAGTAAAAACTTGGCAAAAGATAACATATTTCCTCTAATTAGTACACTGTGACTATAATGGTTATTTAGTAACCCCAAATCTTTAAATCAACCCATTTATCCATATCATCACGTATAATTGAATGTTTACCTATATTAAATTTTCCATCTACAAATGGATGATCAATATCAATTCTTTGATATGGTATCTTAAATAGTTGCAGTTGTGCTTCGAGCATAGCATGCCCACAAAATTCAACTGCTCTGTTATAATGATGTTTTAGGAAAAGATATGTTGAAGAATATATTTTCATTGTTTCAGGATCAGCAATCGCAAATTGATCGTTAAATAGAGGATTAGTTCCATTTGTGTCTTTTGATATGTACACTAAACCATTTCGCAATTCTTCGAAATTAATTTTTTTATTCAGCGCGAAATCAAATCTACTTCTTATAACAAAATCATATTTTTTGTTTAGAAAAAGTTCACCTAAATTTCTTAAGTGATCAGATTTAAAAATTGAATAAAACATTGATGTGCAAAAATTTGCTGGATGTGATGCGTTTCTGACCAGCATATCTGAGTTAATATTTTTATTTAATGGAGTATCAAATATTGAAAGGACGGGTTTGTATAAACTTTTTACTTCTTCGTAAATTTTTAATTGTTTTTGTGCGTTATCATTCTTCCAAGAATGAAGGAAAATATCTACATCATATTGTTGTAAAAGATTTTTTTCTATGTATGCATAGGATTCTTTATAACTTCTAGGTTGCCCGGATAGACAAAGCGCCAATTTCATTTGAGAATTTTTCGACATAATCTGTACACACTCCAAAAATTTTACTATTTTTTACATATTCCCAATAATCTTTATTCACTTCAGGTAAAACTGCAATTGAATTTTTAGTTAAGTGTTTCCCCGGATAAGCCCAGATAAAATTGCCTGATGTTAATGTGTAATCATCGTTTTGGTGCCAAAAATATTCATAATGAATAGGTAAATCATTAAGCGCATGTAGTGCATCTAAATTTTTACAGTGTATCCATAAACCTTGCTTACCTAAAAAATTAATCGGCACTTCATATTGTGGTTCATCATGGCCAAGAAACCATTTATTGTAAATTAACCAAACATCAATTTCACAATCATAACCTCTGCTTAGTGATTCTAAAATAAGATCGGGGGTATTTTCAATTTTTTTGTTCGGTCCATTAGTAAGCCCCCTATGTGCAATTAACTTCATTTTATATACATCTCTTTTGGTTTATACTCGCCTAATGGCGTGTGCATTATTGTTTTACTTACCATGAATTCTTCCCAAGGAAACCCAAGTCTTTTTATGAAATGTTCAGTGACAACGTGTGGGCAAAGTAATCCAGTCTCCCTGTAAATTTGTGGCAAATGATGAAGCAACTTAGAAAAAAGCCCGATTGTAAAGAAATTTCCAATCTGAATCATGTCAGAAGTTCCCTGACCCTTATGATTTCTATAACCCATAGTGTAAAATTTATTTCTATCAAAATTTGACAACTCTTGATTGAAAACTAAATCGGGGCGCATTCGAATAACAAGATCATAAGTTTTACCCGTTTTGAACATGTAGTCTTCCATCAATGCTACGCCACGCCCAAGTTTAAAAAACATTGAGATTATGTTTTTAGGTACATGATAAAAATTTTCATATTGTCTGGCTCTCTGTTCAAAATTTTTTTCATAGTCTTCATAATGTTCTTTTCTCAACATTACAGGTTTATATGTTTCGATGAGTCTATCAAAATTAACCTCAGGTGCATTTTTGACGATGCCATGTGAACTATGTGGATCCCAATATGCTTCATTGTCCCATGTGTCTATAAAAATATCTGGGGTATACTTATCGACAAAATGATGTTTGAAGTTGGGATATACTTTATCCCAACAACGCATATGTCCCGTTAATATTATGGCAACGTTCATCACACTCTCTCAAAAAACAAATTATCTTCATTAACTTGTGAAACTACACTTTTCAAAACAAAACCATTTTCCGTTAAAAATTGTAAAGCATCTTCTTTTGTATGCCGCCCTTTATATAATCTTAATTCTGGTGCTTGTGGCACTTCTACAACACCACTTTGAACAATTTTAATTTTTTCTCCTAAACCTTTTAGTACGGCTAAATCTGAGCCTTGAGCATCAATATGTAAGTGATAAATTTCGGAAATATGTGGAGCAAACTGTTCTAGCCAAGTGTCAAGGCGAAAAACAGGAACTTTAATTGTTTCACGCACTACAAAATCTGTTCTTCCGGGCCATGATTTATCTAAATTGTCGGAAAAAGAATTAAGCGATGCACTACCTGTATCACCTTGTACAAGATTAAAATCAGAATGCCCGTTATAATCTGAAACAGCATGTTCGTAAACTTTATATCTATCTGAAAAATTTTTTGATTTTTCACGAAGCATATTTGCAAGTTCAGGTGTAGGCTCAAATGCATATACAGTAACATCTGAATTGTCTCTTGCAATATGCAAAGAATCTTGCCCCCAGTGTGCACCAACATCAAATAAAAATTTCATTTATTATTCCTTATGATTATCCAAAAAGTAATTTAAGTCTTCTGGAGTTCCGATGCCCCACATACGTTGAATATTTTTGACACGAATTTTTTTACCATCACCAATTGCTTCATTGAAAACGGGGCAAACATAAAATTCATTATTTGTGCGAACATCTTTTGAAATCATTTGTTCGGCATATTTTACATAGTCTGAACCATGTTTCCAATAGTAAATTCCTACAGTTGCCATATTGCTGATCGGGCGTTTTTCTGCAACTTCAGACACAAAACCACCATCACCTAGTTTAGCATAGGACCATTTGGGGTGTGTCGCTTCAAAAGTAACTATGCCACCATCAATCGAATCAGCCGTAAAGGCGTACATACATTCGTTTGAGTTCCATTCGACAAATTGATCAGAATTTGCCATAACAAGCGGGCTATCATTATCAATAAATTCTTTTGCAAGCAAAGTTGTACATGCGGCACCTTCTGTTAAACCATCAACTTGAACAATTTTACAATTTGGTGCAATGAGGTTAAGCAAATATTTTAGATTATATTTTTCATAATGTTCTTTTTGAACAATGAAAATATAGTTAGCTTCGATATTAAGATTCTCCACCACAACTTGAATCATCGGCTTACCACGAACTTCAATAAGTGGTTTAGGGAATGTATAACCTACTGATGCAAACCTTGACCCTGCTCCTGCCATAGGTATCAATACATTTAGTTTGCTATCTCTCCATGGCATTGTTTTTTTACTTTTTCCTTCGATTGTTTCCATCATATCATATAACCTCTGTTTCATGCGTTCTGAACTTACTTCTTGTGAATTTTCCACAGGCAATAGGTGTGCTCCTGAATCCATTGCACCTTGACGCCCGATGTGACTATCTTCAACAATAATTGTATTTTTTGGCAACACATCAAGTGCAGTCATACATTTCCAATACATTTCTGGATATGGTTTTGTTCTGCTCACATCTTCATTGCTCACAAAATAATCTACTGAATCGATGACACCAACACTTATTAAAGATAATTTTACGGTCTCTCTAATTGAATTCGATGCTACAGCTATTTTATAACCTTTTGATTTAATTTCCGAAAAAAGAGATGAAAGAAAATAATTTTTATTGAATCCTCGAATTAAATTAAAAGTTGCTTCTTGTTTGTCTTTCCAAACTCGATCATAAAATTCTAAGGGTAATCCTTTTCTTTCAGTTAGCATTTTAAGTTTTTTTGTTGTATTTAAACCATCATATAAACTTAAATGTTCTTCTCTGGAAATTACATATTTTGAGTCTATTTTTCTAAGAGCATCATTAAGTGCATCATAATGCAACTCTCTTGAATCAATTAAAACTCCGTCCAAATCAAAAATAATCAATTTATTCATACTTATTAAATCTCCTGATAATTGAACGTACTTCCTCAATATCTTCATCGAGAGGCATTTTATGCAGTTCATATTTTTCAGGATTTCTAAAATACGACATAAGTAGAAGACCCTGATCATCATCAACAAGCTCATTTTTCATTAGAATTTCCATAGATTTATCCATGTGGGTTTCTAACATATCCCATTGTTCTCTTTGCCCAACAAAGATTCCACCAATGATATAAACAATATTATTCAATACTGCAAGTTGAATTTGTTCTGCTGACCGCCCAATGTCAGGATCTCTGTAATTAAACAGATGCATTTTACCTTCTGCGAAATCGAATTCCCATTTTTTAGACGTTGGTATATGTTTTTCATCTCGACAATAACCAAAATCAATCCAAGAAGCCCAATCATTGGTTATAATACCCCTTTTATATGCATCATTTACATAAAAGGCCTTGAGCGAAGTGATGCCAACATAATCCTTTGACCAGTATTCGGGATTTCTGACCTGATAAGGATTAATACGACGAACAAAATTTTCCGAAGACTGTATTTCTTGGATTTTTTGCCTCAAGTCCTTTCGTTCATTGAAATAATCATATTCAACAACTTTGACTTTTGGTGAAATGGATGAAATTTTTTCAGACAGATCAGGTGAAGTGTAGACAACAATTTCGGTATCGATTTCACACATACGAGAAAAATGATCGAGATATTTGTCTACTGATCTTTGTAGATAATGAGGAAGAGGACCACCGTTTTTATGTACATTTGACGACCAATCAGCTCGCCCAATGTCATAGAATGCAGTCACTAAAGTAATTTTACTCATAACAAACCTTTTTTTCAATTATGATTGATATAGAAAATATTTAGGTGATGTACCTGTATTTGTATCTTTTGTTATATTAATTTGATATTTTTCGGAAACTTTATTCATCCATGATGGTATTCTATCATACTGATGTACAATTGTAAATGGAACTCCTTCTGAATTTACAATTATACCATCTTTGTTCATTGATGGGCGCTGTTCCAAAAGGTATGGACCAAATTCATTCATTTGATCGGGTTTATTTGTTACATGAGCATTGAGTGCCCATGCATCTTTGAGTCGCAACACATTACATTTTGATTTCCAAGGTTCATATGACATAATCATATTATATGCTGCTTGATCTGCCACCCAGTCAGGGCGATTCAATGACATTTGAAATAAAGAAAAACATAGGTCTTTAATTAACTCAGCTTTACCTGCTATAATTCCAACATTCAAAACTTCTTGCTCAGCCACATCATCATAAAAATAGTTTCCAAAATTTTTGATAATATTTTCTCTATTCCATTTTTCATTTTTAATTTTAATAGCTTCTGAAGCCGCTATTACATTAATATTATAGAATTTATTTAAAAGATAATCAAATGGATTTTTTTGGAAAATAACGTCCCTAACATCAGTAGAAACCACATAACGATACTTACCTTTATTATTTTTTAGATAGTCATATATTGTTAAAAATCTTAACATATGCACCATCATCTTTTGTGCATTCGAACGTCTTACTACTATTACACCTCTTTTTTTGAGCGTTTCTACTAAATTTTCTGAGGCATCAATCGCAATCAGAACAATGTCACCTGTGAATCCTGTTTCTTTTATAGATTCCACCCAAGGCTTTAAAACATCATAATCTGTATAATTTGTGAATGCACCTATAATTAAATCTTTCTCCAAGGGTATTCTCCATTCATAATTTTGTTCATACGTTCATTACCATTTTGAAAAAACGCCGCTTGAACGGAATCGCTTCTGCTGGCAACTCTATAATTTAATGTATATAGCCCATTTGTATCAGACTGTTCTTTTGGTATCTGATTTAGAAGTAGTTGTGATAACAACCTATCAACTTCAGGTTGTTCTTGGGGGTGTCGCGCCCTTCGATACCAACCTGGTGAAAATCTTAATGCCAGTAGTTTAGGTAAAAGAAAACAACCAACATCAACAAAGTTGTCATTAAGCACCGATTTCCATTTACCTAAAGATTCGCAATCATCATTACAAATATAATTTCCAGATTGATCTACAATTTTTCTCAAAGAATATGCCCACACTTTGTTACTAACAGTTTCTACAAGTGTTTCTACATGATTTGGTTCATACCAATTGTCTTGATCAAGAAAGCACAGATATTCACCTTCTGCAATGTATGTCATTGCTCCGTAAATTCTATGCCCATTGTATTGTTCATAACCAGTAACTTGAGGTAATGTGATTAGACTATATCTTGTGCAAGAAAGTGAATCTAAAACTTGTCTTGTTTTTTCTTCTCTTTCTTTGCCATCGATGACGACAAGATATTGAATATTTTCGTATGTTTGATTTTCAACAGATCGAACGGCATCAGCTAATTGTTCACTGCCCGTTGTTGGTGTTATAATTGTCACTAAAGGTTTCATAATACTCCCATTATTTAAATCAAGGAAACTCAGTTCCTTTTCTGCCACCTACTGGTGATATAACAATTCTTGTACCTTTTACTCCAGCGTCACTTCTGTCGCCCTTATATATTGCCATTAAAACCGGATCAAAACCATCTCCATCAACAGAATCTCCGTTGAAGTGAACATGATTCGCCGTTAATTCATAATTTTTTCCAACTTTTTTTAACCCAGGAGGACCTTGCAATAAAATAGTCACATTTTGCTCACCTAATTTGTCCCCGTACATATTACCATAAACTGAATAATATTTTAATGTCACATCTTTAATATGTCTATAAACTGTTGTAGCTGGAGGTAATCCTTTTGGATATACTCTTTTTAGGTCAGAGATAAATTTTTGAGTTTCTGGATGATTAAATATTTTAGGTTCTTTTCTTTCGGAAATTCCGCCCCATTGTTGAAAATCTTTTGCAGTTGAACCATCTTTGTGAGAAATCCAAATTACAGCCTCACCTTTGTTGTTTATAAGATGAAAATCTGATTTGGGTGTGCCGCTTGTTTTCTCCACACCTACTATGTCAGAATAGGTTTTTTTGCCACATTTTATAGTTATTGGTCCATTATTTTTTTTAATTGCATCATCAATTTCTTTTTGTAAATCTTTTTGAGCGGCTTCTTCTTTTATCAATCCTCCACCCGCTCCTTTTCCACCAAATTCTTGATTTTTTACTATTTGTGATAGTGTTACTTCTTTTATACCGTCAGAAATAACAATCTTATCACTTGATGTTGCTTTTTTACTTAAAAAGTTGATTGCATCTTTAAATTGTTTATCATCTTTTTTCTTTGGTGTAAAAGCTTCCACCATGACATTTTTATTATAAACTCTTATCGAATTTGCAATAAAAGTTTTTGATCCAGAAAGTTCGAAGGGTGTTCGTTCAACCAATTTTGTAACTAAAATTGGTATTCTTGCTGATCTTTTTTTAATTTCGGTAAGTGATAAGTTTGCCATGGTTTTATTTTATGATTTACTTATCACTATTTATTACTACACTTTAAACGATTTAAAATCCTTTTTTTCAAATTTATTTTCAGATTTCATTACCGGATTACTTCCTGCATCTGCAATACCACCTTGTGCAGACTGTTCAACATCATATAGTTTCATTTTTGATCTGTCAATACCAAGCACAAATCTTTTGTGTGTAGTTGGATCAGAGTAACGGTTTTTCAACTGCTTGACCATTATTTGATTGAGGGCTTCAAGCTCTTCGGAAGAAATCAAAGCAAACATCAAGTCAGCAGTTGCGGGCAAACCAAAACTTTCACTTGTGTCTTCAAGTCCGGGGTCGGAAGAGGTATAACCACTCCGTGTTGTCTGTGTAGCAGAAACAATTGGAACTCCGAACTCAACTGCAAGACCTCGCAATTCTTCTGCAATAGCTTTGACATAAGTGTATGAGTTGACATTTGCTCCAGCCTTGATACGAGCAGAACAGCAAATATTGAGGTAGTCAATAAAAATAATATCAGGAACAAAATTCTTTTTAAGATTAAGCTCATTTAAAAGAGTCCTAAAGTGTATTGAGGAAGCTGATGCAGTTGGGTACTCTTTAATAATCAATTTACCCATAGTCATATCTTTCACTCTTTTCACTTTTTTATCATAAACATCTTTGGGTAATTCCATCAGATCATCGATTGAAACATTCAAAAGATTTGCGTCAATCCTTTCTGCAATCTTTTCTTCTGCCATTTCCATAGTTATGTATAGAACATTTTTACCTTGTGTCATACATCCTGCTGCAACATGACACATGAACAAGGATTTACCCACGCCTGTACCTGCAAGTGCAATATTCAAAGTCTTAGCTGGTAATCCACCTTTAGTAATTTTATTGAAATAGTCTAGATCAAAAGGAATTCTTTCTTCTTTACGGTGATAAAATTCATATCGGTTATCCGAATCTTCAAGATAATCGTGCCCAACTGAATTGTCAAAACTGACAGAAAGGGCATCAGACAGAAGTTTAGGAATAGATCCTTTGTCATTAGATTTATCTTTGCCCTCTAGGATTGTAATAGAATTCCTAACTGCATTATAAACTGCCTTTTCTTGACAGAATTTTTCAGTTTTATCAATGAGCCATCGTTCATCGGTCTTTTCAATTTCTTTTATACTTTTTTCAATTTCTTTCAAATATGAATTACAATTGTTATATTCTTCCTCAGACAAAAATTTGCTCTCTTTTGAAGAGAGAGATAGGGCCTCGACACTTGGGCATGTATTATATTTGTTTGTGAATTCAGTTATTTCTTTGAAAATAACCTTTTCTGTTTTATCAAAAAAATATTCATCTTTTAAAAAAGGCAAAACTTTCCTCAAATAATCTTCATTTTGAATTAGATTCCTCAATATAGTTTGTTCCAGCCTCATCTAGTAATCCTTTGTCAAGGTTTTGGGAAATAATATCGACAAGAATGTCACCAATATAATTTTTAAATTCTTCATTCAAAAAGTCTTCTTCTGATGGTGACTCAATAACATTATATACGAATTTCAAGTAAATGTCACCTGTTTTTTCTTCTTCGAATTTTACTTTACCATACTGATAAACGACTCCAGAATATTTTCCAGAAATAAGCTTAATACCGATTGTAGTATCTTCGTTTTCTGGAATAATAAAATTATAATCTGTGCCTTCTTTAAATTTCATTGTCATTTTCCTCATCTTTAATTATTACGCCAGTTGTTACTTGATATTTTGCTTTAATAAAATCTTGAAAAGAACTTGTTTTTAAAATTGGTAACCAAAAATCTTTTGTATTTGTGTCCTTTTCTCTGTATTTTTTATCTTCTATTTCCGCAGTTTCGATATTTACCTTAGAATACCAGCCGTTTGATGGCTTAATAACATGCCCAGATTCGATTGCAATATCCAAAAGACCAGACCATTTACTAATACCACCATCAAAAGATACAGTAACAGGTATTTTAGATTTTTCTTTAACGTACCTAGATTTTTCGACGTTGATGATAAAATTGTATCCAACAATTTCATTTGCTTCCTTTTCTTGTTGACGCCCAATAATAAAAATATTATCGGCAGAATAATATGATCCTGTTCCACCTCCAATTATGTCTTTAGGAAACATTCCAATTTCTTTATAAGTGTGATTTACAACTACCATAGGAATGTCTTTAAGAGTTAAGTGTGGAGTGATCATTCTAAAAAGAGATTTGATTTGTTTTGCTCGACTCATGTCTGCAACTGCTTTTTGATCAAGCGCATCTTCAACTTCTTTTTTAGATGCCAAATTACCTATCGAATCGATAATTATTATCAGATGATCACCTCTTTGAACATTTTGTAATTGATTCATAATATCAAATTTTAATTGTTCAATATCGGTAATTGGAGTATGCAAAACTCGATCAGTATCGATATTAAAGGTGTTAAAATATGACTGAGGTGTTCCAAATTCAGAATCATAAAAAAGCAATGCGGCATCCTCATATTTTTCCATATACGATTTGGCCATCAGTAAACTAAAGGCCGTTTTAAAATGTTTAGATGGACCTGCCCACATTGTTAGCCCAGGTGTTAATCCACCATCAAGCCGCCCACTCAATGCAACATTGATTATGGGTATTGATGTGGGTATCATATCTTTTTCTGTGAAAAATTTGGATTTGGACAGAATTGATGAATCTTTAATACTTGTATTTTTCTTAATTTTTTCAAGAATGCTCATGTTATTCCTTAATCAAAAAGTGAGATTTGCTTTTCAGTTGACCAATTCATGCAGTCAAGAATTACTTTGATGGGGTCTAAAAATGTTTTTTCGAATTGCATATCATAATCAATATAACTTTTTAGATCGAATTCAGGAGGAAGTCTACCAGGGAATGAGATTACACTATCTTTAATTGGATTAGGCTTTTTAAGATATGTAAACTTTATCTTTTCGCCTTCTTGTATAAGTGGATATTTTTTAGTAAGCCCTTTTTCATGTAAATATTTATTATATAGAAGCGCACCTTTTACATGTATTGGTGTACCTTTCGAATAAATTGTTGTGCTATTGTGGTATTCTTTCAATCCATTAATACCTCTCGGAAAAGAAATATCTTCGGCAGGTAAATTTTTGAATTCTTTTTTAAATTTGTCAATTAGCGCATGAATATCCGTTTCAGTACCTTTCATAATGATCTCTAGTACTTGTTTCATTTTCTCTCTAACAGGTGCTGGTGTTGAAGATTTGATCATTTCCAGACCCATTACTTTCATATCAGGCTCTGAATATTGCACTCCTTCATTGTTATAAACATGCATAATGTAACGCTTTTTTGCTGTCCAGATACCCCTATCAGCCAGAGCCTCACGTTTCATTTGCATTTTTTGCGCATATGCATTTACATAAATTGCCAACTCTTCATATGATTTATCAATATAAGGTTGAATTTTTTGCTCACACACTTTATCCATAAATTCGATAATTTTATTTTTGGATAAAGATATGACACCATCAACGCCATAAACTTTTTGAACAAGTTCAGATAGACGAAGATAAATTGAATCAGTATCAGAAGCGATTACATAATCCTTGTTTGTCTTTAACACTCCATTCATATATTCATTTAGTTTATTTTCAATCCAACGAATACTTAATTGCCCGGCAGTGGTAACTCCAAGAGCCATACGAAGATCATAGAAACGAAAGTATTGTGAGCCCAGAGCACCATAAGCACTATTCAATGATACTTTTTTAGCCAACTGTAGATTATTGTACCTAGCGATACGCTTTTCAATTTCGTATTTTTTCGTTTCGTCTTTTTGATTTTCTTTTTCCTGTTTAGCTTGAAGCATCAGCTTTTTGAATTTTTTCCGATCCTCATACATCTCTTCCATCATCTTCGGTAAAAAACCTTGAATATCTGTACGAAAAAACTGCCCATTCGGTGTCAGTGTAACATTACTCATTTCCTTTGTGTCAATATTTTTTGAAAGCAATTTATCAACTGAAACACCTTGCGTCAAAATTTCTCTCATTTCTTGAGTATAATTTTCAGGTTCAATCAATGTTTCAGGTGAAATGTTATACTGAATCATCAAATGTGGATAAAGTGAATTCAAATCAAAAGAAGCAACCCATTCATGCATACCAACTTGAGGATCTTTTACATATGCACCTTCAAAGGCAGCACTTTTTTCTTTAATGATTTTTGGAGGAACAATAATATTTTTTTCGAAAAGATGATTATATGTAAGTGCATCCCACATTCTCGTTTGAGCGAAAACATCATCATAATTAGTTTTTGTATCATATGCAAGAGTAATTCCTAGCTCAAGTAACTTTAACTTATCTTCAAGCCTTAGAATTAGTTCAACGTCTTTGATATTATATTCAATAAACTTTTGATAATCAAGTTTGTATAACTGATGTAAAGATTCATATTCCGAATAGTCTAATTTCTTTTCACCAATTTCCACGTTTGCAATATTATCAAGACGATACGATTCTTGTGATTTGCCATTAGGAGAATACCATTTATAAAGTTCAAGGTAATCGAAATCACCAATACCGACCAGTTCATAAACAGTCATTTTTCGGTTCATGACATATGCTTCACGCTCTCGAATTAAATTCCAAGGTGAAAGATTTTTCATTTCAGCTTCACCTACAATTTTACGAAAACGATTAACGAGATAGGGAACATCAAAAAACTTTGTGTTCCATCCTGTTAAAATATCTGGGCACTTGTACATCCAAAGCTTTAAGAAGTTTTTTATGAGAGTGTATTCATCTGCGCATTTTGTGTATATTTCCTGCCCTTTAATTTCATATTCACCACAACCAAATACATGCATTTCGCCATTGAGATATTTTAATGCAATTGCGGTAATAGGCTCATTTGCTTCGTATGGATCTGGAAATCCATTTTCCGATCCAACTTCAATATCAAGAATGCCAATGGATATATTATTGATATCCCATTCGATCATACCTTTATATTGTTCACCTATGAATACATATTCGAATCGTGTGTTTCCATAGATAGTTTTACCTGAAACATCTTCAAATTGTTTCAGGTATTCTTTAGCTTCTTTCAGAGAGTCGAATTTTATTTCTTGCAGATATTCACCATTTAAAGCGGTGAATTGTGTGATTTTTTTAGCGGGCTCAAAAAGACTTGGCTTGTATGCAATTCTGTTTTTGATTTTTTTGCCATTAACAACACCCCTGTAAAGGATGTTGTTTCCGTAAACTTGAACATTAGTATAAAAGTTTTTCATTATCCAGTAATAATTTGTTTCGTTGGAGTGACAATACCACTAAAAGCGGCTCTGTAGTTTGACACAATTTCATCGTCAGGTGTATAAGTATACACTATATGAATAGGTTCTACAATAGTAAACGAGTCATTTGTCTGTTTTGACAGCGCAGGAAATGGTGCAAATCCCATGGCAGGTTCTGCTCCAGGTCTCTGTGGTGGTACAACTCTTAATTGAACCGAATTTTCTAATTTAAATCTACCATCTTCAGTGATTGATACATTTGAAATAATTTCTTCACCAGTCACTAGTTTAATTCCTAAAATATTCATTTTAATCCTCTGTGTTAAAAAAGAAAGTTTGAAAAAGTCTTCCATCATATTGTGTTTTACCAAAACCTGGGCGAACACTCCTATGATAATATTCACCACGATACATGATAAGCCGGTTAAATATATTTGCAACTTGAAAAATAGGTGTCCATTTTGTTACATCATTTACGTCTTGATTACCGTTTAAATCTGTTGCTGGATTTTTCCTATCTAACATGTAAATTTTAGTTTCATTATGCATGTATATGGCTGTACCTGAATCTAAAGGAGCATTTGGTGTAAGATACAGTACTGCCGCCCAATTGGTTGGATCATAGTGAATCCAAGTTTGACTATCTTCTGTTGTATACTGAAATGATGTATTATATTCTTCAGGCCACCAGATTATTTTTTTATTTAATAATTGTTCAAATAATGCTTTGGCATTTGAAAAATTTGTGCCACTCAAAGGTTTAGTTCTTGCGCCCGGAAAGTTTCCAGTAATTTCAAATGGTAAACTTAAAGCATATTGTCTTACATCCAATGCATTTGAATAAAAATTATCAAAAGCCATTATCGTTGGTGTCATAATAATCCTGTTGTTTTATTTTATATAGTCATGAAAACCTAAATAAGGATACATTAAACAGCAAAAAAAGTCAAGAAAGGAAAAATATGTACAAAAAGATACCATTTCTGGTTCTTTTTGTTATGTCATCGCTAGTATTTGCACAATCTGATGTGATAGTAACAGATTCCACTTCAAAAAGTTCTGTAGAAACAAAAAGCACCAGTATTAACGAAACAACAGTTAAATCTCCTCCTGCATCCGCTATTTCACCAAGTATGAACATTCTTAATAATGATGTATGTACTACGGGTGTTAGTGGCGCTGTTCAAACACAAATTCTAGGTATTTCTGCTGGAAGCACTGTCAGAGATATGAATTGTGAACGATTGAAATTATCTAAGACGCTATTTGACATGGGTATGAAAGTGGCTGCTGTTGCTACATTATGTCAAGATGATCGTGTGTTTACTGCTATGATGAATGCAGGAACACCTTGCCCCGTTGATGGTAAGATTGGTGAAGATGCAAAGAAAGTTTGGGATGCGAATCCGGATCGTAAACCTGTACCAATGAAAGAGAGTTCAAATGACACACTTTGGAAAACAATATCTGGTTTCCTTGGCGTTGCTCTTCTTTTCATCCTTCTCTAATAGCCAACAACAGTCACTACCACTAACTGCAACACCTTTAGGGCAAGCAGTCATAGCACCTAGTTCTGGGTATACTTTTGGGTCGAAGGGTGGTGAGTGGATATTTGATGCAGCAGTATCTAAAGCATTAGAGAATGCAGGATTTCCAGTTTTAGCATATGGTATGAACTATGGTTGGCAATATTACCATTTTGGATCAGGGGGTGGTAGAACAACTGCAACCGCAGAGGTATCTTTGACTAATAAATCAGGAGAAGATATTTTTCGAAATAATTACACCTATAATATTTACAATAACAACACTAGGGAAAATGTAAGTGTAATATTTAGAGATACTCCGGGTAATGATCTGGGAACATTTAGAATAAACTTTCGGTATCTAGAAGGCGATGTTTGGCCCGGAGCATATGGAAATTATGGACCGAGGATTCGAGATGTGTACGCAAACATTCTGTATAAACCAAATGAATGTTTGATTAATCCTTTGAGTAATACTTCTTGTGAAGGCTATCAAAAGGCGTATTTAAATCAGCAATGCTCTTTAAATACACTGTACGATCCACGATGTTCTGGCTATGAACAAGCATTTCTCAATCAACAATGTTCAGCAAATCCATTATATAGTTCTCAGTGTGTAGGATATCAACAAGCATTTCTCAATCAACAATGTTCAGCAAATCCTATGTTCAATCCACAATGTGCCGGGTATGTTGTGAAAGTTGAATTACCTGATGCATTACCTTCGGATCCTATTAAAGATTCAATGCCTAAAGTAATTGCTGATCCGGTTATTGAAAATGTATTAACAGCAAAACCAGAAACAACTCAGACTGTAGAGATACCAACTCCACCAAAATCAAGAGAGGAAGCTAAGAAACAAGCACGAGATACCAAAAAAGTAGAAGAAACAGCTAAAAAGACGACACCACAAGTGTCTGTTGCAAGACGACAGGAGACAAGTGTCCCAAAAGGACCACAAGAACAAACCGTCCAATCTATACAAGATGCTGGGCCTGATATTACATCATACACTATAGTAAAACTTCCTGACATTCCATTTTATCCAACAACTGAAATTTATACCAGTACCAGAATCCGTGATAACGACAGAGCTTTGAGAATGATGAATCAAAGATCGGACAGAATTCACGGGAGAATGGTAGATGAACAATACCAAAGATAAAAATTTAGATGAGAAGGTGGAAAAGTTAGAAGCAGCAGTAGACCCAAACACAGTGATAAGTGTTGGTGGTTTTTCTTTCACCCCAGCAAAACTTATGATTGCAGGTACCATAATTTCTGGCGCACTTGGTGGATTATACGCAACCTTTGAAGTATACAAAGATTATATGGACATGAAAGAAGCAATAAAAAATTATACAGCACCTGATTTTAGCGAGTATGAAAAACGCATAATTGTCCTAGAGCAAAACAGCGAGAAGGGGCTTGAATATACTAGAGAGATCAACACCAATTTAAAAGGCGATATTCGCCGTATAGAACAAGTTGTTGATGGTGTAGAAAGAGGTAGCAAAAAAGCGCAGCGTGAGGTAGAAAAGGATATTAATGAAATTCGACGACAAGTTGACGGCGAAATAAAAGAAGTTCGTAAAGGAGTTGATTCTTCTGTCCGTGAAATGCAAAAACAAGTTGACTCAACTGTTCAAAATGTAAATGAAAGAGTGAATAGAATTGAAAGAGAAACATCAACTGAACTGAGAGCTATACGTCGTGAGGTCGATGATAAGATCAAGAAGGCTATGGATAACCCACTAGCCGATAAATAATTTGGTGGGCCCCCTGGGAGTCGAACCCAGCACCAATGGATTATGCGTACCACTACAACTTTCGTTGCCCGTTTCCAGTTTGTGGTCTGGACTATACCTTGCCTTTACGGCTGTACCGTCTAGTCTCTACACCTTCCTATTTCTAGGCTTGGCTCGGTATTGGCATCAGCATAACCTGTTAAGCTTTCACCGAATTTGATACATTCTATTTTTGATCCTTAGGTTTAATTATGAAAATGTTCATAATCATAAATAAAAATGTGAATCAAAAACAACCCTATAGGAGAAATCATATGTTAAAGTGTCACACTCCGGAACACACTAACACTTAGATTTCTCCTTTTAAGTCCACTGCTCTAACCAACATGAGCTAGAGGCCCTTTAAATGGTGCGACTGGCCGGACTCGAACCGGCACGCCGAAGCGAGGGATTTTAAGTCCCTTGCGGCTACCTATTACGCCACAGTCGCAGTGCTTGGTGCCTCCTGACAGGATCGAACTGCCGCTATTCGCCGTGTAAAGGCGACGTTTTACCATTAAACTAAGGAGGCTTTTGGAGCAGGATGTCAGAATCGAACTGACAACATCAGCTTGGAAGGCTGTAGTTTTACCATTAAACTAATCCTGCTATGCTACTAGACTTTTTAGACGATCTGCTGCGCCTGATGCAGCAAATGCATTTGGTTTGACCAAAGGAACAACATTACACATTCCTTTTATATATCCAATTGCTTCATTCATTACGATATTAGAATTATACTCTTCACTTGGATTAATGTCAAGATGTACTTCAATATCATTGTCAATGATTGCTGCGAGTTGTAAATACATTTCTGCAACTTTATAAACTTCTGTCATAAGCCTCATTCTTGGTTTGTTTTGAGCCTTATCAAAATCTCTTTCACGAATTACTTCACCGAAGATTTTGCAACCATTATTACCATTGATATGTACAACAATTGCAATTGTGTAATCTGCATAATTTACTCCATTGACTTTAAGTGTTTCTGAATCGCAACCAAGATAAACTTTGGTATTAGGTCCACAGTTATCAATGAATTCTTTTACTTTGTTCAGATCAATTTTTTTGTTATACACAATAATCACCTTTTAATAATGGCCTCCCAGCACGGATTCGAACCGCAATCGAAAGTTTTGGAGACTTCTATGTTGCCTTTACACCACTGGGAGTTTCTATAGTTAGACTTTCTTCTGTCGTAAGAAGATCATAATATTCATTTTTATATATAGCAAGCTCAAATTCGGCTAGTTGATTTATTTTTCTCTGATCAAGTAAACGATTATTTTCGCACCAAGGGCAACCACCATGATGTTCACAAGAAACAGAAACATATTGTCTTGTACCATCACGAACAATTTTTTTTGTCTTTCTTTCTTTTCGATAAGTACTAGACATTTTACAACCTCTAAAAAGTGGCTCCGGATCCTGGGCTCGAACCAGGGACCAAATGATTAACAGTCATCTACTCTACCACTGAGCTAATCCGGAATAAATCTAATTGGTCCGAGTGGTGTGATTCGAACACACGATTTCCTGCTCCCAAAGCAGGCGGAATGACCGGGCTATCCTACACTCGGAAAAACTTGGTGCCTCCACCTGGAATCGAACTAGGAATAGCGGGTTACAAAGCCGCTGTTATACCATTTAACTATAGAGGCAAAAACTTGGTGGACCGCTGGAGGATCGAACTCCAACCTCCGCCGTGCAAAGGCGGCGTGCTCCCATTATCACTAGCAGCCCAAATTTTTAAAGTTGTTATCTTGTTATAGATGCCTTCACCGTACATCGTTTGGTTTTAACGTTCAGGCTTATTCTTCAAGCGTCCAAGAAGTCTTCACCTTTCAACCAACTCCTGATTGCAAGTATCCGGTCATGCAACCATTCAGAGATCCACTAACCTGCGAACACAGGTATATTCCAAAATAACAACTTTAAAAATCCTGCTTACCGTATACAGGATTACCCAAGGGTAACGGCTTAACTACATAAAGTCTCCCGACTTGATATATACATTGTATCAGTAAATAATTTATATGTCAATATTAGTGTTGTATATATGCAACCATATTGAAGCACACTCTCTCACGGCTTTCACGTGCGAATACCCTATCCTTACGGACCTTACTTACCCTATTTACTAGGTTGCTTCTGTGTTTCATCCGGATTTTACTAGACAGAAGTTAGGGGGTTTTAGAATGTGCTTCAATATGGTGCCCCAGGCGAGACTCGAACTCGCAAAATTTGGCTTCTAAGACCAA